TCAAATGAATGGAGTGACTGGCGCCTCAGTACATTCGCAATCCACAGAATATAAAAAATTTAGTATTTCATAGGCGGTTTTACACCCATCAATTGCCTCCGATCGAGATGTTTCACGGCCATTGTGAATCGCATCGTTTCGAATCTCGTTCAGACGGACCATTCTCGCATACAGCGCGGGTTGCTCATCACTCAATGAGCGATTTGCAACCAACTTCAGAACAGGATCAAGATAGGTTTTGAGGCGCTTTGTCGTCGTATTTCTAAGCAGCTCTTTTGCAGAATCCTCGGCAAGTCCACGTTTCCGCATAGACCTCTCCAAGAATTGTTGAGTGGTCGCATCGATTACTGCAGCCGACAAGAGTAAGCTTTCAGTCGGATATCCCGAGTTAGCGATACGATACGATCGTTGCAACGTCTTCTGCAAAAAACTTACACTTTCGGCCGCGAGATCTGCAACAGGAATGGAGACTCGATTTTCCGAGACAAGGGACATGGCCTGTGGCGACAAATCAATTCCGACGGCCATCCCATCGACACTAATGTAGCTAGCTGCCCAATCCGCAATCCCGAAATGCCGAACATGATCTAGATTACGATTATGTCGGATCGTGCTAGTAAATAGCAAATCAATAAAATGATTCTGAAATCCCTCCGCCTCTTCTAACAGCTTCGATTTTGAAGATTTAGCCCACTCAAGCAAATTGGCACCTTCAAGTTGGTGCGGCTTGACCCATGAAATCTCGACCAGAGTAAAGGAATAAGCCGGGACACTCACCCCCGGCACACCAATATCAATGAACTGAGGGTGAGATATGGCTAAAGTGAACGCTCTTCCGCGATGGCGTAAGTTGAAGGCTCCAGCCTCCAATCCAGCACGTATAGGCCAATACAGACCGACGTGCAAAACGTGATCTTGCGCCGCCCCAGTCATTTTGCCAACTCAATTACTTTTTCTGAAAATGACTTAAATATTTCCTTGAATTTATTGCGCGACGCAATATACGTTTTCTCCACCCTACCCGACATGTCCAGCTCTTCATCTGTAAGAGCGAACACTGCCTTTGAGTGCTCCTGAGATTTCCCAATAAGACCGTGGAAGTCCGGAACTTGAGCAATCTCCCACCCCTCCCCGAGCGCCTTATCATAGTCATTCTCAGACAACAGCATTCCCGCCTCTTGAAGAGACGGTATCAGCGATTCCTGGCAACGATCTACAATCTTATCAATCCACTTTTGATAAGCATTGGTCACCTTTCCCGACCTAACGTTAAATCTCTGAGAAACGATACCCAAGAATTTCGGATTTGAATTAGGCAATCTATAGATCAAAGATCCCGAGCGGGAACGTAATTCGTTGGCGTTCGCCGCCCACCGTGGCAATGTCTTTGAAAGCGAATCAATCGCCAGATAGCTAAAATAGTCCGGGGCCACAGGAACAATAAAATAATCACACGAAACCAAAAGATTCTGATTAAGCGCACCGACACTCGGACTCATATCAAGAAATACGTAGTCTATCTTATTAGCCTTTGCCGTTTCATCCAAAAGGTATCCAAGCGCGCCCGGCAAATTCTGCAATATTGACATTGCACCCAATAGTTTGTGCGCCATCGCCAAATCTGGTTCAAATAGACCCGTGTCTATATGCCCCGGCAACAGGAAAAGATTCGGCTGCGTCGTGGCAACGATTTCTGCCGCTTCGATCTTTTCTGGCGAACCTTCAAACGCTCTTCTAGCCGCAGCATACAGATTTGAATTCGGGTGAGCCTCGTAAAAATCACCAAGGTCGTCCAACCCCTGGAGCGCTAGAACCATACCGGTCAGGTTACATTGCGGATCGCAATCGACGAGCAGCACGCGCTTGCCAGCCTCAGCAAGGGCCCAACCCAAATTGAAGGTCGTCGTTGATTTGCTGACACCGCCTTTGTGGTTAAAGATCGCTATTTTTTTCATGAGTGAGTCGCGCGCCGCGAAGTCGCTGAGAAGATGCGTAGTGTAATCCACCGTGAAATCGGCGCAACGTCGAATCACTTCGACGCAGCGACGAGCTCGTCTGCGGGGTAAAGCTGCAACATCGCGCGCGCGGCCTCGACGTTCGATGTCGTCAACCACTCTTCCCAATCGTCGGGCCGCAGAATTACGACCGACCGTTTTTCGTCGGCCGGCTTGTGCATGCGCGACATCAGCGGGTGACCATCGGCGTTGACGGTGATCATCGTCATCACGTGGTGCTCGGCCCCGTCCTGGTTCGTAAGCGTGCGCCAGATGCCGGCGACACACATCGTCGGCCGGTCGACCACACCGATCCGCTGCCACACGCAGGGCCCGAGTACCCAGTTTCCATTTGCGTCTTGACGTGCCTCCGGATACGACGGCTCGACGATGAAACGCGCCGGAATCAGGCAACGCCGGCTGCTGCGCCAGGTTGGCGCGTACAGCGGTGACTTTCCGAGGTTGTCGTCGCGCACGTTCATCGTCCTGCGGATGATCAGCGGCTTCTTGCCCTGCTCCTTTGCCTTCTCGATGTTGGCCTTCTGGAGTGCGCGCGGCCAAAAGCCGAAGCCGGCGATCAGGGGCTTGAACTGCCCGTCGACATAACCGACGATCGGAGCGTCGTAGTCCTGGTAGATCTCGGGCTTCCACGGCGTCCAGCGGTACAGATTGCGAAAACTGTCGATCTTGAGCTCGCTCAGGCCTGGATCCTCACCCGGTGCGACGTAGTTCGTGCACATCGCCGTCCCCAATTTTCGCTCTTGACGGTCCTATCTTACCCCGGGATACACTGTGCTTTTATACAGTATTTCTGCCGTGATCAAGCCACAGTGGGCATACATCTGGGAGTACGGATTCCAGGGCGAGACGACGCGCCTGAGGACCCCGATCGAGCTCACGAAACGTGAATTTGAGTTCTGGATCGACAAGGACCCGCGGTCGGTGTTCCTCGGTACATCCGCACCAATCGAGGCGACCAGGATCGATCGCAACCGGGTTCCTCTGACGGATCCACGGTTCAAGCTGCGGCCGGAGGTGCCTGATTTTGACGCACCGACCGACGCCGAGCTGCGCGACCTGTGGCGCCAGTACACCGACCTTCAGGTGAGGTGGTTAATCCTCGAAATCCGTGCGCTGAGGAAGTCACTCGAGCGCATCGAGGATTGGTACCTCTACACCGACAAGAACGTCGCGAACAAAGGCGACCTTGCCGGCGCGCAGGGCCAGTTGCATCGGCTGATGCATCTGCTGCGCGAGGAGATGCGGCGGGCCGGGATGCGGTAGTAGTGCCTAGTGGGCGATCACCGCCGTTAGAACTGGCGTCATCGCGAACGCTGCTCGAGGAAATGATCGTCGACGCACCCGAAAAGCGGCAACACGGACATCACGTACGTCGAATGCGGATACGACATTTTCGACTCGTGCAGCGACGCGAAGATGGACTTGACCGCGCGCGTGTGCTACATCGAACCGATCAACTAGGCCCTGCGCCCAATGCGCAAACTGGGACGCCCGCGACGATATCGCGGGCGCCTTTGAGACACCGCACACCAGTTCGCGCACGAGACGCGGCTGCGTCGTGTGCCATCGTCTATACTTCACACAAATTCAATGTAAGGCATACGCAAGGCGGGGGAGCAACATAGGCTCGGCTCCGAGCGGAGCCTATGCATTGGCCGAGAGACCAATACGAAACAACAAGCCTTGAACAGACGAAATTTTTTGCTTGCGGCCGCACTGTCGCCGCTCTTCAGTTCGTGTAGTCGAGATCTTGCCGCACGCAAATTTCAACCCAGGTCAATTCTGTCAGGACCAACACCGAATGACGGCAATACGCATTCGCTAACGTTCGGTGGCGACGGTATAACGTTTCTGCTCGACGGGAAGCCGTACCAAATTCGTAGCGGCGAGATGCACCCCCCTCGCATTCCGAGGGAATACTGGCGCCATCGAATTCAAATGGCGAAGGCTATGGGGATGAACACCATAGCCGTCTACGTTATGTGGAACTTCCACGAGACGAGCGAGGGCGCGTTCGAGTTCGATACCGACGAGCGCGACGTAGAAGCCTTCATCCGACTCTGCCAAGAAGAAGGCATGTGGGTACTGCTGCGACCGGGCCCGTATATCTGCGGCGAATGGGATCTGGGCGGCCTCCCCGCTTATCTGCTCGCGCACGATGATATTCAGCTGCGCGTTGGCTCTCATCAAGATCCGCGCTACATGGCCGCCGTGAAGCGATATATCGCCGAACTGGCACCACGCATCAAACCGCTGATGGCAGTAGCCGGTGGCCCGATTCTGATGCTTCAGATCGAAAATGAATACGCAACCTACGGCAAGGACGTCGCATACCTTGAGGAAATCCGGGAAACATGGGTGCAGAGTGGCATTCCCGGTCCGTTCTTCACTGATGACGGTGTCAAGCAACTGCAAGAAAGTCGCACGGCCCTAGAGGGCTGCGCAATCGCGCTCAGCGGTCCGAAGGCACACGACGTCGCACACATTTGTGAAGCGTTCCCAGGCTCAACGGTTATGGGCGGAGAGCTTTATCCAGGATTCTTCACGCATTGGGGTGACCGAGAGTTTCAAGGTGCCAACTCTGACATCTCCCGCGAGCTTGAAGACTTCATGCGATACGGCATCTCGTTCAGTATCTATGTGATACATGGGGGAACGAATTTCGGATATTCGGCCGGTGCCAATATCGATTCAAAAACAGGCGAATACCAGCCGGACATCACCAGCTACGACTACAACGCCCCCATCGACGAACAGGGCCGCGCCACGGATGCATATGCCAAGTATCGTTCACTGATCCAAGCGAGGCTCGACACGCCGCTCCCCGACGTACCGGCAGCACCGCCTACCATCGACCTGTCAGGCGATTATGCATTGCGTCCATACGTGTATGCATCCATTTGGGACCACCTGCCAGCTCCGATCGCAACGCACGATGACTCGCGACCGAAGCCGATGGAGTACCACCGTCAGACGTCCGGCTTCATCCTGTATCGGAAAATGGATATCCCAAACATCACGGCCAGCGCCCTTACCCTGCATGACGTACACGACTACGCAACTGTGTATGCCAACGGGTCGTATATCGGCGGAGTGTCTCGTGCCAAGATGCCGCGCTATCTCGCCGAAGGACTGGGTGTCGTGCACAACGGCGATCGATTGGCCGTCAAGAGCGGCGCGTCTGTAATCGATGTACTCGTTGAAGGCATGGGTCGCGTGAACTACGGGGACGACTTGGTCGACCGTAAGGGAATCACCGAAGCCGTACGCTTGGCAGGAACCGAGCTACGTGGTTGGCAAACATATTCGCTTCCGATGGGTTCAGAATTCGTCGAGGCACTGCGGCCGGTCTGCACCGACCCGCGCCGTCCCGGGCTCTTTTTCAAAGCCTCGCTTATGCTGAACGAAGTGGGTGACACCTTCCTCGACATGCGCCATTGGATCAAGGGCGTTGTATGGGTCAACGGCCGGAACCTCGGGCGTTACTGGAACATCGGGCCTCAGTTCCGATTGTTCTGCCCCGCCCCCTGGCTCCGCACGGGCTACAACGAAGTAACGATCTTCGATCTGCACCAAGTCACGCCGGCGCCGATTGATCTTCGATCGAGCGCCGTCGCTTGATTTATTCGGCTGATCCGCGCATGGTCAACGCGTCGTAATCCCGCTCGCACTGCTGGCCGGCAATACGGGCCCGGTCAGCATATTCCGCCAGCTCGCCCGCGCGTTCGCCAGCGCGGCCGAGCACGTCGGCAAGCAGATCGAGGGCGTCTCCGGCTGCCGGGCTTCCGGCGGCAGCGGCGGGATGGCGGGCGGCCGCGACGAGTTGGTCGACGCGCTGCTGCAGGCTGCCAGCGGCAGCACGAGCAGCAAAAGCATCCGCGAGCGCGGCAGTTCGTTGTTGATTCGCATATTTTGCGTTCTCCGATTGGGCCGCGACGCGGCGATTGAACTCGTCTCGTTGGGCCTTCAGGTCATCGATCTGCTTTGCCTGATCCGCGACCTTGGCGGACTGGTCCGCATCACGGTGCCCCTTGAGATACCCGCACGCCGAACCGGCGGCGACGCCGGCCACGACGAGCAGCCAGATACGCGGATCGATCCACGTCATGCGACCACCTCCCCTCCGGCCGCGCGATACGCGGCCAGCAAATGCTCGACCTGGTTTTCATGTTGGCCGTACCCGGCCCCCGGCAGGCTGGCCCATACGTTCGACACCTTCGCCACCGCCTCGCGGAGGCGGCCGGCGTCGATCAACGGCAATGCGCCGTGCTCGCGCAGTTGCTGCAATGCGTACCGGTCCTGCGAAACCGGACCGAAGTCCGGAAGCTTCATCTGAGCCTGATAGATCCGCCACCAGCGCGTCAGGATCTGATATCGGCCCGCAGCCGTCGATGGCACCCGGATCTGCCGGTTGAGGACGTTCGGATGCGCTGCATAGCCGGAGAACAGCAGCGGGCGCGACGGCGTCGAGCCGACAAGGACGTTGTAGCCGTCGTCCGACTTCGCAAGCATTTCTGCGCCGATCTCGCTCACCGCGATCATGTCGAGAAACGCCGTTCGATTTCGCCCGCCGGCAGCGGTAACAGTGATTCGCGCCATCGTCACTTCTCCCCGAACAGTCGCTTCGCGTTCCGGCGCAGCAGCACCTCGAGGTACTGCGAGCCAATAATGCCGAGCGCGCTGCCGAGGCCGAGCAGTGCGATCGGCGGCAGGTCCGGAATCTGCAACAGCGCGATTCCCGCCACCATCGAGGTTGCAGAGCCCAACATCGCGCGGCCCGCAACTAGGCGAAATGTCAGCTGCTCACCACCTACCAACACCTTCGCGATACCAATCAACCCGCCCATGATGATCAGCTCCAAAATGGTCTTTTCGTGGTCTTGCATCGAATCCCCGTAAACGAAAAAGCCGCCCCAAAGGCGGCAGTGATTTCTGTCCGGCCATACTTGACCGTGATTCCAAACTGCCGGCCACGCTGGGCCGGCAACCTCAACTAGAGGGAGCGAATTCTTCGTCCGGAGATTGGGGCCACTCAATCTCAAACGGAAATCCCGTTTGCTCGGGGATCTTCCGCAGCGCTTCACGGTACTTCGTCCATGCTTCGGCCTGAACCTTGACCGAAGCCGGGGCATCGGGCGGGACTACGGTCTTACCGTCACTACCGCGCAGCGCCATGTCCCGGAAGAACCGGATATATTCTGCGCGGATCGACTCCTCGTTAGCTTCGAAGTACGCATGCACGTCCGCATCCTCGGGCTGCGGCACCAATTCACTCGCCCAATGCGCGATAAACGGCGGCCCGCTTTGCCCTCCGTTCCGCTCTACCGGTTGAGCTGCGCGGTAGTCTTGACCCGGCACGAGGTTGGGATACATGCGCTTCAGGGCAAGCACCATGTGATCGTGCGTATATTTACTGAAATCCATCTGGTATCCTTATTGGTTACGCAAGACAACACCACGTTGCCAAATCGCCGTGATCGCACTGGTACTCGCAGCAACGCGCAGCCCTGTCACCACCCACGGGGCAGGCAAATCGATTTGACCGTGAATATTGCTGCTCACCGAACCAACGTAGTCAAATTCGGCGAGCCCCGAATCCCACTGCACGCGTGCACCCGCGTTTGCCTTGCCGTTGTCGCGGTTATAGAGGTCGGCCAGGACGTCGCTCAACCAAGCTCCCCGGAACGGCAGCAGCACGTTGCCGTCAGTCCGGAATACAGCATCACCGACATGCAGGTTGCCTGACTGCCACGTTTCGCCACCATCGCTGACGTTCCAAGGAACACTGTTGTAAGCGTTGTTGATAATCTCAAGCCCACCGCCATCGCGCGCCCGGAAGTACGTCGTCGAGTTTTGTCCCGGCCTCCGATTCTGAAGCGCAAAATCCGCCTGCCATCCGTCCCGGCCTACCACCGGCCGGTCCGACATGCGCGGGGCTGCTATGCTGACGGCGTATCCCTGCACCCACTGCTGCGTCGCATATCCGACTACTTGCTTCGCGAGTGCGATGGGGCCAAAGTCGGTATTGTCCACAGTGACAAGCACGCCACTGCCATCCTTCGCCCAGCCGAGCTTTACGATGTTCGGACCTTGTCCGATGCCGGTTCCCTGCTGAACCGGGGTATAACCCAACGCATCCTGCTTCTTCGCCGTCGCTTGCGCGACGCGCAGCGGCGTCATCAGCTTCGTGTTGTCTTTCCCCGCTTCGGCCTCTGCTTGGCTCGCGACGGAGCCTGACACAGAACGCTGTGCGATCGCGACCACTGCGTCACGCAGTTGGGTCGTCGTCGCTTCGTCGGGATTGATGCCAGCTTCCCGCAGCACGTTGAGCACTTCGTCCGTCAGGTCGTTCCCCCACTTCGACGGAATCAACGAACCAACCTGCCCGGCGCCGGGATTTTCGTCGACGAACTTCCCATCCACCAGGCCGACACCCGGCACGCTCTTTGGATAATCCATCCCTATACCTCGTAGTCAAAAATCACCAACGTATGCGCAGGCGCATGACGCCGGATGTAGCACTCGATGCCGCTATTCGGATTGCGTCCGAACCGCTCGCCCCAAACTGTCACGCCCCAGCGGCGACCGTCGCTGCGCCGCCGCCCCATGTGCATCGTCCAGATGTACTGCTGCGCCCACGTACCGAAGCGAGCAACACCGAATCGCGACCGCCCAAACCGCGGCGCGCGGTGTTCCTCGATCCGGGCGTCCGGATAGCCGTTCTCACGCGCGAGCGATTCGAAATACTCGATGCGTTGACCACCAATGCCCAGCAATCGGTTGCGCACTTCGCGCTGTCGCTCTTCGAAGGACTGCGCCGGTCCAAGGCATTCGTCCGGCAGCGCACAGACGCGCTCCCAATCCGGCACAAGCTCGCGCACCGTCGCGGCGTCCATCTCGTCAAGCAGCGCCCATGCACGGGCATCGATGCGCAGGAACTCTGGCGCGAGGCCGGCGAGCACGCGGTGCACCTGCGGAGCGAGCTCGTCGCTCCACGCCGGACCGGGCGGCAGTAACGCGCGCAGCATCTGCAGATAGTCCGCCTCGTCTTTCACTGCCATTTCGTGGCTCCCATCACCGGGATCTCGTTTGGCTGCAGTGCGACGTCGTCGACGGGCTGCAGCAGCTTGTGATCGCGCTCGCCGCGCGCGCCGCTGATCGCCTGTCTGAGATGCGATTCAAGTACGGTCACGCCGAGCGCCCCCTCCCGCTCCAGCAAATCGGACAGGTTTTCCACGACAGCCGTGCGCGTTGCCTCATCGTCGGGCGAAAGCCGAATATCGAAATCGATCGCGCGCGGCTTCGGCGCAAGCACGTACAACTCAGCCGTCACTGGCCGCTGCCGCTCGATATACGCCTTCACCGTCGCACACGCTTGCTCGTCCGGGACGGGGTTGAGGTCGTCGTCGCGCATGCAAAAGACGCCGACCGTGCCGAGCCCCATGTAGTGCGGCCGGCACCATGCGCGCGTGACGCCGGGCACCTCGAGCGCCCATGTCACGTAATCGTCTCCGTTCCCGCCGTCAGGTACGAGGCGATAGGATCGAATGACCCGTTGTCGCAATCGCTCTATCGATTCCTGATCCGTGCCGCCCGAGATCCCGGGATCCAACACCATGACCGTGTCCGACACGCCAACGACTGGTGAAATGAACCGCAGCCGCACGCCGGCACCAATGTTGCCCGCACCCCCCGCATCGACAGCGCGCACCTGAACCTTCGCGGTCCCGGCTCGAATCGTCGCGGTCTCGACAACCAAGTAGCGTCGCTGGTCATCAGCCTGCAATAGCGCGCCCGCGTCGATGGTTTTCCCGTCGGCCCCGCTGGCGGATACAAAGCCGGACGCGGCCGAGGCATCTTTGCGCGGCACCGCGAGTCGCAGGCGAGCGTGGCGCAACAGCATTTCCTCGTCGCAGTCGTCCGGCAGAATTTGCCGTGCCGTCCATCCGAGATAGCCGTGCATTTCGTGGCTGGCGCCCGAATGGACCCGCACAAGCGCGCGCTGATCCGAGCGCCGGAGCACTCCGTCAGCATTGGACGCCAAATCGCCGCCCACCCTCTCAATCAGCTCAGGAAGCGTCGGCAACGGAAAGGTCATCGAAAATTCTCCACATGTCGTCGTAGTTGATGGTGAGCGGCCCGTCGCGGCCGTCGGACAGGACAATCTCTCCGATCGCTCGCTCGGTTGCAGCACGCCCCACACCAACCGCTCGTTTCACACTGACGCTGATTGCTGTCACGATTTCGTCGTCGATCATCCATTGCAGCGCTTCGCGGCAGTATTCCTCGGCACGGCGCAGCACTTCCGCCGTCAACACCTGTCGGCGCAACAGCCATAAGCGCGATCCGATTCGATCGCCGGCAACGTCCGGGAAGCTATCGCCCCACCATCCCATTCGCTCGTCGTCGTCGAGCGGATCGCCGGGTTCCGCACGTCGCCACGTAAACAGGCTGATCTCGACCGCGCGCCGCAACATCGCTTCCCGTGCGTCGCTCATTGCATTTCTTCCGTAATGCCGCCGGTCTCCGGGTGACGGTGCCGCGCCGTGCTCTTGTCGTTGACGATGACGTCCGGCGTGCGGATGGGTGCGTCGAACGTTGCCGCTTCGCCACCGCCTTCGCCCGCGCGTACGGCCATGCCAGATTGCGCGGTCAGACGTCCCTTTGCGACAACCTGCTCTGACGCCTCTACAATCGGCGAATTGAGCTCGATTTTTTCGGAGGCATTGACCCGGAACGTGCCCGTTGTCAGCTCGGCAATACGGCCGTTGCGCAGAATCAGGCTGTCACCTTCGTTCGTGAAAATTGCGACCTCCCCAGGCTTCAGATTCAGCGGGCGAAATCGGCGATCGGCCACGACCAATGCAACGCCGTGCGACGAGTCGCCGCCGAGAAAACCAACAATCGCCTCGGCGCCGTCCATCGGATGCGACGTGAACCCGTACGGCTCGAAATGCTCGACCCCATCCTTCACCCCGCCCGCCATCAATCGCGTCTGCAACGTCTGCATCTTCGAGGCCGAATTCACGAGCGACACGACCCCGCGAACTAGCCACGCACCCAGTTTGTTCATTGCTTCTCCCAATCGGCCGGCAACAGAAATTCAAAGTTGTCCTTGCCTTTCTTCTTGCCCTTGACCTTCTTTCGCTTTGTCAACGGTTCGGCCGCAAAGCCGTCCGGCGGAGCGACCGTCAGCTTCGTGAGCATGCCTTCTGCATTGCTTTGCGAATACTCAATTTCCACGATCAGCATGTCGCGATCGAAGCCGATGATCGAATCGACGACACGGACGATCTGGTTATGTCGCCAGATTTGGCCGTTCGACTGTCGCCAACCCTGCACCTTGTAGGTCGTCGCCAACGCCTTGCTGATCCGGTTCTCGCTCTCCCACTTGACGCGTTGCCGCGCGAGATCGGCAGTCATCTGTCCTGCCTCACGCATCACCATCGTCCGATGCCGCGCGATACGGGGATCCGCCACACGCGCCTCGATCTCGCTGACCGCGATGCCGAATGCCTCATCGGTTCCGCTGCGCTGCCCCTTGCACACGTACTCGGAGAACACCTGCGAAAAATCGAGCGGCGCATCACCGCCTTTGATGTTGACGCCAAGCTCGAGCTTGTCGGATGCCTTGCCGGCGCTCCCCGGCTCCGCAATGACCAGGCGCCCGTGCTCGTCGTCGGTCGACAACAAACGCGACAACCGCAGCAGCCTGTCGATCGAATCGAAGACCGTTTCACCGGGCTCGATCGTGTGATCGGCCAACGTACCCGCATCCCCTGTTTCGTCGACGACCTTCACACCGTACGGCGCGGCCAGTGCGTCGACGACCCGGCTTACGCGCTGACCGCGCCATTGCGACGGCTTGTTGTCCGCACCGCAGTCGACAAGGTCGGCCGTGAGCGATCGTCCCGCGATGCCGCACGTCAGCGACGCGGCGTCGTACCGGATCGGCGTCGAGAACACGTATCCAGTCAGCACCAGATCGGACCCGATACGCACCTCGCATCGGTCGCCCTGCTTGACCTGCCTCGGTACATCCCCGCTGCCGGGCCACTTCCACGTAATCGCGAGCTCGAAGTCACGCGCCTGCCGCTCGATACCCGCCGAAATTCGGACATCGGTCCATCCGGCGAAATCAAGACCGTTGACGGTCAACGTGACGGTATTGGAGTTGTCAGCCATCTATCGAGAAAGAATCTTCAGCGGCACGGTCGGCAGGAAGCCGGGGTGCGCGACCCGGTTGCGCATCACAATCTCGTCACCGCGCGCCGCGTCGCCGTATCTGCGATACGCCAGCACGAGCGCCGGAACCGCCTCCGGTGGGGTTAGCGTCACCAGACCGACGCCTTCGCGTGCAACCTTCGCCAAATGCTGCGCGACCTTCACACGGCTGGTTGTCAGTGCCTGGAAATGTTCGCGGGGCGCCGCCATTCCCTGCTGCCATATGGATTCGGATACAGCCGCTGCAAGGTCGCGTAGATCATCCGCAACCGGCACATCGACAGCGGGCAATGGATTTGCAATCTGCACATCCAGCGCCGGCGCGCCGTCCGGCAACGTGGCCGGCGAGTACGTCGGTAACGCGCCGGCATCGCGCACGACGTCGACCAGCAACACGTCCTGCACGAGGTCGACCGTCGCGGCGAACAACTTGCTCGCCTCGCGCCCGCGCGGCGGCGGGATCTCATCAAGCATCGAGATTGCCCCCGCCTTGCCGAGCGCTCCGGAAATCGCGTCCGCATAACCGGCGGGGGCCACGCGCGCGACAAATGCCGGATCCGATGCGGAACGAAATCGATCCGCGATCGAGCCCGGAATCTCGACGAGCGTTTCGACGAAACTCCGCACGCTTCCGAACAACACCGTGAACGGCGACGCATATCGATAGAGCACATCGAACATCGATCCGCCCTGCTGCATGAGACTATCGACCGTGACCTGCGCCAGATCGACCAGCGCAACCGCATCGCGATACCGGCTCAGCGCGGTATCGAGCAATCCGTCCGCGCTGCCGAGCGCTTGCTTACCGGTGTTCGCCGCACCGCTCGGATACTTCAGCTCCGGAGCATCGTGGAACACCAGCGTGAAGCGGACCATTCCGCCGTCCGCCTTCACGTGCGTCATGTCGCACTCGCCGGGCTGCACGCGCAGCGTGCCGAGCCACGGATGGATTAGCTCGCCCGGACCCTCCTGCTCGAGCGCGTCGAGCAACTTGTCGCGCTGATCGAGGCAATCGGAACCGATGACGAAGGCCGTCATCGTGTATTCCCGAGTTTTCTTGCCGTTGTCCTCCGGATAACTGCTGTCGCGCCGCGGATATTCGTGCACAACGACGCGGCGTCCGACCGGCGTCTTGTCGTCGAAAACCTTGAACGGCACGCCACGGAACGACGCCGGCCGCAACTTTTCTCGCCAACTCATGATGACCTCATTGCGGCACGCCGGACAGCGACCGATAGCCAACGCTCGGCGTCACGGACAGGCCCGGTTGATTCGTCTGCGCCTGCTCGACGCGCATCCCCGGAGGCGCGCCATCGAACCGGATTTTTAGGTCGCCCTGGAGCCGTGCATTCGCCGCGCCCTGCTGCGCCAGCACGCCGCTCGCGACACGGGCCGTTCCCGTCGACACACCGGTCTGTTGCGCTAACGTCCAGTTCCGCAAGCTCGCCGCACCTGAGCGCAACACGTCGCCCGTAGAAGCGCTGCCGCCGTCGAAGCCGAGTTTTCCGCCGAGCCACTTCGCGCCGCTCATCAACGGCTCGATATAGGGCTTCACGCGGTCCCACAGCTGCGAAAACCACGTGACGATCGGCTCCCAGTTTTTGATGACGATTCCAAGCGGCGTGAAGTTGAAGAACATCGCCTTGATGCCCTCCCACGCGGCCCCGATCACGATCTTCGTTGCACCCCAGAGCGCCGACATGAACTCGGTAATCGGCCCCCAGTTCTGCGCGATAACCTGCACGAGCGGGAAGCTGAAAAACAAACCCTTGATTCCCGCCCAGACCTTTTCGAAGAACGGCTTGACCTTCGACCAATTCGCGATCAGGAACCCGGCCGCCAACGCAAGCACACGCACCGCCAGCCCGAGCGGCGTGAGGCTCGACACCGTCGTAAAAATCTTCATTGCCACCGTAGCGACCGCCGCCGCACCGCGCAGTGCGATCAGGCCGGCGGCGGCTCCAAGCAGCCCCTTCACGAGTTCCGGATTGGCCGTTGCGAATGCGGCGACACCGTCAGCGATGGGGCCGATGAAAGCGAGGAACTCGTTCAACGGCGGCAGGACCACGTTACCGACCGCGATGCCGATCGCCGTAAATCGGTTCGACATCAGCTGCAGGTTGTTCGCCGTCGTCGCGGCCCGTGCGTCGTATTCCTGCTGCATCGAGCCGGCGTAGAGCGTCGAATCGCCGACTTTCTTGAAATTGCCTTTCAGCAAATCAAGGTTCGTCAACATCGGCGCAATCGCCTTGATCGACTCGCGACCGAACAACCCCTCGAGCACCGCGGTTTGCTTGACCTTGTCGACCTTGCTCACCGCAGACAGGACGCGCACGATCGTTCCCTGCGCGTCCTTCTGCATTCCGGCCGCGACCGCCTTGGCGTCCATCCGCAACGCCTTGAAGATGCCCTGCTGCTTCTTCGAAGCGCTCGCACCGGCCGTCAGCGCCAGCATAAAGTTCTGCATGCCGGTTGCCGCGACCTCTTCCTGCACACCCACGCCGGCGAGCGTTGCACCCATCGCCGCGATCTGGCCGCTTGTCATGCCGGCTACGGCGCCGAGCGGCCCGATGCGCGTGACGATCTCGGAAATCTGCCGGGCGTTCGCCGGCCCCGTGTTACCGAGATAGTTGATCTTGTCCGCGAGCGACACGACCTCGCCCTGGCCCATCTTGAACGCCGTGCGCCACTTCGCCATCATGTCGCCGGCCTGCTCGGCCGTCTGGTCGAAGGCGACGCCCATCTTCACCGCGTCCTCGGAAAACTGCCCGAGCTCGCTCTTGTCGATGCCCGCTTGGCCGCCGGCCGCGGTGATCTTCGCGATGTCGCGTGCGGCCATCGGCAGCCGCTTCGAGAGCCCGAGCACGTCGTCGGTCATCTTCTTGAACTGCTCCGGCGTGTCGAAGTTGACGACCTTCTTCACGTCTGCCATCGCCGACTCGAAGTCGATCGCCGCCTTCGTCGCCGCGATGATGGGTGCGGCAACCGCTACGCCCGCCACCACGTCACGAAAACCGATCTCGCCCAAGCCGTCCGCCTTCAGCCCTTTACGAAAGCCCGCGATATTCTTCCGAATACCCTGGAGCGCCGGTGAGAGCTTGTCGACGCCCGTAATCAGCGCTTTGAGTTGAAATTGATCGGCCACGCTTACGTCTCCGGAACCGCACGACTAATGCGGTTCGCCTGTTCGAAATGCTCGAGAATGATCGAGATCGGGCGCGTCATTTCCAGCTCCGGATCGACGCGCCAGAAATGGGCGAGCTCGTAGACGCCGCCGATCAGGTCGTCAGCGTCTGAGACGCCCGAGTCAAGAAAAAACCCGCGACCGTCCAGCAGATCGAGTTGAAATCGACCAGGTCGATCTGGTCGACCGACGACGGCGGAATACTCGCGAGGCGCGCGATGTACTGCGCGACGATGTCCGGGCGCACGTGCACGTTTTCCTCGCGATCGAGCGCATACGGCAGCGCCTTGATCGCCCGCACATCGGCCGGCGTCGGTTCGCGCAGATCGAGTTCAGTCAACGACTCGTCGTGCGCGTCGATCGGCTTGCTGAGTCGAATTTTCATTGCCACCGTCCCTTCACACCGTTGAATTCCAGCGATGCCTTCCCGTCATCGCCCGTAGCCGCGGGTTCGCCCACGACATACGCGCCACTCAGCACGTACACGCGACCGTTCTTGAATTCCACGGTCACGACCATGTCGTCCGCGGATTGGATCTTCGCGATCGGAAAGCTCTTCTCGAACACCGCGTCGACCTTCACGTACGGCACACGATCCTCTTCTTTATAGAGGCCCGGCAAGATGCTCTCGCGCTTGACGTCCGACAGGGGGCACTCGACGCCGCCCGTTACCGAAAACTGCTCGCCATCCGCCTTCACGTAGGCGGTCCCGGCGACCTTCTGACCCATATCGGTCTCCTGAAATGACAGCGGCCCGCACGATGGCGGGCCGCTCGGTTTGCACTATCGTCGACGCCGTCAAGCCGCCGCCGCTTCCGGGTACTGCAACCGGAACTGGTTCAACAGCCCGAAGATGCGCAGCTGGTTGATGTAGTCCGGCGGGAACAGCACATCGACCCGATTCGGGTTCGTCTTGTTGATCTCGACGATCAGGTATTGCGCGAACAGATCGGCGTTTTCCACGATGCCGGCCAGCTCCAGTTCGTCATATGCGGCGATCAGCTCCGCTCGAATGATCTTCGGCGTCACGATCGCGGCGCCCGGCCCGAATCTGGTCCCGTCGACGGCCAGCTTGTGCCGACCGTACTTGCTCGTAATCCGCTGGCGCAAGAACCGCATCACGTACCCGGTCGTGTGCAGCGTCTCCGAGTCGAGATAGCTGTTGTCCGACTGTCCGTACGCGTTGCGCTGGTACGTCGTCACAGCGCGCTCGATTCGCACCGATCCGTCCGCGGAGTTCGTTGTCGCGATACCGCTCGTCAGCAACGACTGGCGCTCGTTCAGGATGAACCGCTTCCCCGGCCTAGCCGCGCTGATCCCGACAAGCAGCCCGGTTTGCGTCGGCCGCGCCGGATCGGCCGAGATGAAGACGGCTTGCCGCGCGCCGAACGCCGCGGCCTGCTCCCACGACGGGCGTGGCGAATCGGGCTCGAAACCGTTGATCGTCATGTGCTGATCGTTACGCACGCGGCCCGCAGCGACCAGTTGGCCCGGCGTGCCGCGGCGCGCCGAGTAGACATGCCCGTACAACATCGACGACCACGCCCAGCGCCCGGATACATCGTTCATCCATTCGGCGAATGCATCCAGCGACGTCGGATCCGTCCATGGCTGGCAAACGAATTCGAATTCCTCGTCGCCCACCACGGCCAGGACGTCAGCCAGTTCGGGCGAGCCCGCACCGCCTGCCATCGGCGTCACCGTCGCAGTCAGCCCCGCCGGCAAACGCTCGTTTGCAGCAAGGCCGCCGCGATTGAATTCGACCGCGATGTCGTTGCCCGTGTCGCCCTTCCACTTGCACGTCAGTTCCAGTTTGACGCCCGCAATGGCTGCACGCACCGGCATATTGGCGGTCCCGTTCACGGCACCAACCAGCTGCAGCAGGACATCAGCCGCAACCGCCCCGCTCGCGACGGTCACGCGCACGCGTCGGCCCGCGACGTAAAGCGACAGCAGACCGGTCTCCGTCGCCGTGCCCACCAGCTCGATCGTGCTTTTTGCCGCCACACCTTCCATGACCTTGACCGCGATCCCCCACACTTCGCCAACCGCGTCGCCGCGGCGCCACATCTCGCTCATCGCAGCGAGCATCGAACCTTCACCGGCCAGTGCGATCGCATCGCTCGTGCGCGACAGCAACGTGAGCGATGGCGCGTCAACAACGGCATCATCGTTCGCCTGCCCGATGATCAGACGGCGCAGCGTGTTGCCGCCCGTGGCCGCCGCCGAGTTGTCGATTTCAGCGTAGAACAGCGGAACCGCGAGATCCGCGGGAATATTGTTGAAACTGATCATCCCTTACTCCCCTTGGTTGCCTTGCCTTGAGCAGTACCTGCCGGCTCTGCTTCCGCAACGTCGGCGGCGGCCGGCTCCGGCTCCGGCTCCGGCTCCGGCTCCGGCTCCGGCTCCGGCTCCGGCTCCGGCTCCGGCTCCGGCTTTGCAGCCACATTGCCCGATTCCGCGATTTCAACCACGTCGCCCGACTGCACACAGCGGCGCCAGTACACGTTTCGCGGCACATCGCGGCCGTCGATCGGCAGATCGTCGCCGCGCAATGGGTCGCGAACGATTCGCCCGTCCGCGGGCTTCACGCGCATCGTTTTTGTCATCGTTCATCCTTCAGCTCGATACGGAGCTCCATTTCGATCCGGCCGTCGGGGCCGGGTTTTTTCAGATTCGGGTCAGCCATGGGGTCGATGGCGTCGACGTGAATGTCGACGCCCTGAAAAGCCGGCAATTGATCGAGCATGTCCTCGTGCCAGGTCTCGGGATCGTCATCGCTACCGAGCGTCCATACCGCCGAAAATCCGAACCGATAGAGAACGCGAAACCGATCGGTCGACACGAGATCGCACCCCGTGTACTCGATCGGTTCATATCGCTGGTCAGGCATCCAACCGACAAGCGCGCGCAGCAGCGCCGCACGTACGTCATGAAGTTCGTCAGCCGCCGCCTGCCCTCGCTCGTTCCCTTGCTTCAGCGCGACGACGACGTCGAACTCGTCTGCGATTTCCTGCCTCGTCCCGTTCTGCAGCTGGTTCGGCTCCGGATCGTCGCCGGTCATCACGACGAATGCCGCGGGCATTTCCAGCTTTGCGCTGTCCTCCAGCGCGCCCCAATCGATGCCGCCGGATACACGGCGCTCGAACAGCGGACAGAAATCGCGCACGTGCGCAATCGTTGGCGATAGCTTCATGGCGTGGCATCTCAGCGGATCGTAAGTGCGCGGCGGTAGACGTCGACGAGCAGCGTTCGAACTTCACTTGCGCCGTCATTCTTCGCATCCACCATGTAGTTGCCGCGCGGCTCAATACGCCAATTCGACGGACCACGCGACCGGCGATCGCGACGCGCACCAGACCTGCGGCGCGCGCCGTAATACAGAAACGCAGGATAGAAATCCTTCATGCCGGCAACCTTTTGCGGCATGACTTTGACCATGAATCCCGAGCGCGAAACCTTCGTCTTGATCGACCGCTGAAGCCGCCCGGTTTGCCGGGCCGGATACTGCCCCGGCGCCGATCGACCGCCGCTCGCGACAAGCGCTTTTGCTCGGCGCTCGACAATACGGCCGGCCTTGCGCATTCCCTTCCGTACTTCGCGCTTGTCAAAATCGATTGACCGATCGAAGCCTTCGAATCCCTCGATATGCAGTGCAATGTCTGCGTTACCTGCCATGTTGGAGTTCCTCCACCTCGAGCACCGTAAAGCGCCGCACGCCGTTCAAATCGCCGACACGCTTCACACGAAATACCTGGGCGCGATGCACCACCTCGTAGTCGCTCGTGACGCCATCGAGGTATCTCAGGTAAATCCGGTGAGTGACCTTTTCGTCGATCTGGACGCTACCGCTGTACACGGCCGCGCCGACCGGTTCGATCTTCGCCCAGCGCGGTTTTTGCAGCGGAAATTCGGACTCGAGCTCGGCATCGCGATACGGATAGTCCCGCCGCTCACGCAGTTGCACCCGCCGGTCAAGGTCTCCGGCTCGTGGAATGCGCATCAGAACCTCGGTGGAACGGTGATTGGAATGAGAAGGGCATCAGCAAAGCCGCCTGGCATTGCGACGACAGACTGGCCCGACGAGAAAAGCTCCCGGTTTTCGTATGCCCACGCTGCGGCAAGAAGCATCCACGAGCGAACTGAGGGAAAGTGCTCGAGATCAATGCCGGCCCGATAAGTCAGCGTCGGCGCGCCGACTGTCGGCCAATGGCCGCTCATCGGCACAAGAATAGTCTCGCGCCCGAGCTGAACTAGCTCGAATTCCGCTTCATTTAGCATCAAGCGCTCACCGGACGTCGAATGAACTACAACCGTGTCAATTGCGAAGACTTGCCCGACGGCCAGTGAAATCTCCCCTTTTGGGAAAGATCCGAGCCGCTCGAAATACCGCGCCTTCCGAATAGCAGCGCCCGACTTGCTTTCGGCCGTCTGACGCACGCCGGGAATAACCACGTGTTCGATGAACTCTCGCTCTTCGTCATCATCGATTCGGCACTGAGCCGCCACGTCTACGAAGGAAAGTGGCTCCGCATCGTCCAGGTATTCGACGAGAACAGCAGCCATCCCTGATTACCCCTTCGTCGCGACAGACTTGGACGTCTCGCCCTTCCCCGGCGTCCTCGCCTCCTTCGAATCCGGCTCGTGCGCCTCCGCGATTTCCGCATCGACGAGCCGGTCTGCGTGCGCGTCCTCGAAACCGGCGATGTCGCCCGGCGTGTACTGCGCGTAATGCCGCTTGAACTTGACAATTTTCATGCTTTTCTCCGAACGGCGCCCGATCATGACTGATCGAGTCGCACGATTGCGATTGCGCTCACGCGCCCCACGTGACGCCGGCCAGTACGGCGATCGACTCGACGTGACGCGGGCCGAAGTCGTTTTTCGCGATCACGCGGATCAGCGTCTGGTCGCGCTGGAACGCACTGACCACTTCGCCGCCAGCGTCCTTGTAGGTCGCCTCCTTGCTGTAGTCGATCTCGAGCGTTTCCGCTTCGCCGATGAACACGTCGCCGAAGTCGGTGAAGTAGATTTCCGACTCCTTGCCGGCGTCACCGAGATTGACCGGCACCTGCGTCGTCTTGCCGACCGGGTAGCCCTTCAGCATGTCGCTAGCGAGTTCCGGATAGACCTTGTTGCCGTTCCCGTCGCGCAGGCTTTCGAGGAAGCGGAACGTACGGGGTGCCATGATCCAGCCGGGCTGCGTCAGATTTGCGTCGGCGCTTTCGAGCGCGAGAATGGCCTTGCCGAGATCCGTTTCGATCTTCTGTAGCGTCGAACCGTCGCCCGCGGTAATAACGTTGCTGGCGAGCGCCCAGAAGCGCAGCCCCTTCGGCGTGTTCGCAGTACCGTCGTCGCGGATGAACGCCTTGTCTTCGCGCGCACCGATCGCGGCAGTGAGGTCGCCAACCACGATCTGATCGACATTCGGATTCACGCCTGCGTACTTGATGAGATCGTTCGCGATCGGCACCAGCGCGGCGAGCTTCTTCGCCGTCAGCTGCAGGTCGTCGAATTGCTGTTGCGTCGCCGGGATATCGTTGTCCGCACCGATGTAACCAACGATCGCACCGCCTTTCAGACGCGGAATGGTGATGTTGCCGTTCGCGAGCGGAAGCGTTCGCGCGCCGAGCTTACGGACGACGGACTTCGGACGCAGCAATTCGATCACTTCGCTTGAGAGGTTTTCCGGCACCAGCACACCGCCCGCGCTCGACGAGAGCGTGTTGAGCGACATCGCGACCTCCTCGCCGAAACCGCGTTCGATAGCGATCTTCGATGCGAGCTGCGCGTCGCCACGCGCCGCCGCGAGAGCACGGACCATACGCGCCATCTTGGCACCCTTCACTTCCGACGCTTTCGGCTGTGCGGGTACGCCAGCCGCACTCGGCGCGGCGACTGCTGTCGGCGTCGGATCGACCGACACTGCTGCGGCGGCGGCCATACGCTCTGCGGCTCCCGCCCGCTCAATTTGCGCAGTGAGCTCGGTAAATTTCGAGCTCAGCTGGTCGAATTCGGCCTGCTGCTCGGCCGACAATGCGGTGCCGCCCAACTCGATCTGGGCCAGCGCCTGAACACGCTGGTTGATAGCAGCGCGCTCGCGGCGGAGTTCATTGATGTTCACTTACCCTTCTCCCAAAAAAATGCCACCCGAAGGTGGCAGTGCTCAACTGAGTCGCGAACGCGCTCTGACGTTGATCGAGGAAAACCAATTGTTTGCGACTGGTTACATCACGGATTGCATATTCATTGCGGCCGCGCGCGCCGAAACACTACGTCGGGCGCTCGCGCTCTGACGTTCGGCTCGCGACGCGCGCACTTCCGCAGCAATCCGATTGATCGCTGCCTGCGGCGTCTCGATGCTGTCGGCCAGTCCGGCATCGATACCTTGCTGCCCGAAGAAGATGCCCGCCTGCGTGTCCTTCACGGCCTGCGTGCTCAAGCCACGGAAATTCGCGATCGCGTCGATAAACTGCTTGTAGCTGTTTTGCACCATGTTGGTCAGGAACGATAGCGACTGGTCGCTCATCGGCTCATGCGGCGTGAGATCGTTCTTGTGAGCGCCGGCAAATACCGACGTCACCTTGATCCCTTGCTGTTCGTCGCGCTTCGAGACATCGAGATGGTTGGCGATCACGCCAATAGACCCAACGCCCGACGTGCGGCTGACGATCACCTTCGAAGCCGCAGCAGCGATGAGATAGCCGCCCGAGAAGGCCGAGAAGTTGACGATGGCCGTAATCGGCTTCACCAGAGATGCAGCGCGAATGTCGTCAGCCAGCTCGAACGCACCGGTCGCGCTACCGCCGTTGCTATCGATGTCGAGGATGATATGTTCGACGGCCGGATCCGAAACCGCCTGGTTCACGGCAGTCCGCAAACCCTCGTAGCTGGTCATCGGTTCGCATGGATTCATGTGCGCCGAGCGCGACACCAGGATCCCGGACACTGGAATGATGTCCATACCGGTATCGGCCACCAGGGCGCGGCGACGCTCCGACGCTACGGCCATCTGAGCGCCACTGTCGAACTCGTCATCCTCCATGATCTTCGGCTGCGCACCGTGCACTGTCAGGTTGACGATGTTCAGGTTGAGTGCCTGATTCGCCCACTGCACCGCGAGCGACATCATCGGGTCCGTGACGAGCTGCGGCTGGTTGAAAATCAGACTTGCAAGTCTGAGGTGTGGTTTCAAGATAGGATCCTCTCAATTTCGCCGATTTGTGCTTTCGTCGGCTCAGTCTTCCCGGCCGCGGCTTGCTGCGGCTTCGACGCGTCGACCATGTTCATCGGACTCAGGTAGATGTCGCCCCCCTTGACCGGCGGCATGTTCTCGAGCCGCCGGATGTCGTTGATCGACAGCCAGCCCCACTGGCGCCCGATCGCGTAAGCCGCGTAGCGCGAAGCCTGATCGCCTCGCAATAGCCCCGAAAGGTTGTACTCGATGAAGTATTGCTTTCGTTCGGACGGCAGCAGCAGATCGCGCATCTTCGCCTGCTCGTGCCGCTTGACCCATGGCAACAGCGTATAGATGACGAACTGAAGCGATTGATGCTCGATGTTGCTGAACGTGGCCCGCTCGAGCTCGTTCACCATATGGGCCGGGATCTTGTAGATGCGCGCGATGTCCAGCGACGAAAGACGCAGCGCGTCAATCAGCGCTGCGTCGACGTTCGTCATCGACAACGGTCTGAACGTCATGCCCTCCTGCAATAACGCGACTTTCTTCGCGTTGCCCGATCCACCGAATTTTGCGTTCCAGCCGTCCGTGATTCGATCCACGCTGGCCTGATCCTTCAACGCAGGGCTTTCCTTGGGCCGCTCAATCACGCCCGACAGTGTGGTGCCGTTCATGAACGACTTCCCTGCGTACTGCTGGATCGCCTGCGCGTGCCCAATCGCGTTCGCATGCAATAGGACAGGCGACAGTCCCGTATACCCGTTGATCGACATCCAGCGAACGTGATGCACCAACCGTTGCGGCATCGGATCGGAACCGTGGACCCGATAGACCGGCATGAGGTCCGAGCCCTTCATGACCGTCACAGCGTCGTTGTCGAGCGGATACAAGCCCCGAATGACCCCGTCGTGATCGCGATCGATGAAGCTGTAGCTGTTGCCGCGAAGGCCGGCCGCAACCTGCGACTGCTCCTGATACTCAAACGGGGTCTGCCACGGATTCGGCTCGTATTTCAGGATCGAATACAGAGGGTGGTCCGTCGCCGGCTTCCTGTCATCACCAGCGCGCTCATACAGCTCGATCGGCAACTGCGCGATGCTCTCCGAAAGCAGCGTGATGCAGTTTTGCAGGACCGTCAGCGACAGCGCGGTTGCCGGCGTGACAACCTGACCTGACTCGGATCGCGCACTGCCCAGCAGCGCGGAAATCCAACCTCCGGAACTCATTTGCGTCCCGCCGGGATTGGTCAGCAATTGCCTACTGAAAAACATCAGGCTACTCCTTCGGCTGCCCGACTCGCTGCGCACGAGCCGCTGCCATATCCGCCAAGAGCGCCCACAACAGAAGCAGGACACCCGCGACAATCAGCCCTATCGGCAGGCTGATCAGCACCACCCCCGTGACCAGCAGCACAAACCCGAGCAGGCCGGCCACCCAGGCCGCAATAGCAATTGATTTCAAACCCCCACTCCTTGATCGTAGATCGACTCGGTTTCGATGCGATCCGCAAGCATTGCGCGCCCAATCGCCATAATGAGCGCCACAGCGCCATCGATCTTGTTGTCGTTGCCCTGCTTGATCGGTCGCACCACGTCGTCATTGCCAGGCAGGTTCTTGCCGATGACGTTGCTCACACACCACGTCATGACGGGATTACCATCGTGATGGAATCGCCCCGCGGTAATTGCTGCCTCAAGCTCCTTCATCGGGTCGGACATGTTCGTGTAGTTCTGCACGATCGTGACCGGCGTCAGCCCTTCATCCGCGAGTTGATGTGAGAGGTTCGTCGCGCCATGTGGATCGAGCGGCGTGCACTGCACCGGACTCAGCCGATTCGCGTCTTTCGCCTCTTCGAGAATGTCGCGATAGTCGATCTCCGCACCATCCGTTTCGAATAGATAGCCCTGATTGACCCATGCCTGATACCGCTCCGCCATACGACGGTTGTCGGTATTGCGCACCGTGTCTTCCGGTACCCAGAATCGCGGCGCAACACTGAAGTAGTGCCGCCTGCCGTCGATGTCGCGCCAGAAAAGGCGAGCCATGCTGTTCAAATCGAGCTTGCGCGCCATATCGAGCGCGAGCACGCAGTCTTGTCCCTCGAACTGCTCAAGCGTCAGCGCACGGTCTTCGCAAGCTTTCCAGCCTTCGAGGTTGAAGAAACCGGCCTTGGCCGACGTCCAGACATTCAGATGCTTCGTCTTGAACGTGTTCGTGAAGCGCGCGGACTTGATCGCGCGTTGTTGCTGGCTCTCCAGATACTCCTGATAGACCGAAATCCCGATATTCGGATTGGCCTTCGCCAGCACGCGCGGATCGGTCCAATCGTCACCTTCGTCGATCGTCCAGATCCAGCCGAATAGCTCGTCGTCGGGCACCGTCCCTTCGAGCATTTCGATCACCTGCCGGCGTTTGTCGAAGCATGGCCCCTCGATGTTCGCGCCTGCCGTCGTGATGATGAACATGAGCGGCTGACGACGCGCGCCCATGCCAGTCAGCATCGTTTCGTACAGTGCCGCGCTATCGTGCTCGTGATACTCATCCACGATTGCGCACGAGGGCGACGCACCGTCGCCGGGGTTGCCGATGATCGGCTCGAATCGACTCCCATCGGCCGGCTTGTTCATGTTCGAGGCATTGACCTCGATTCCAGCGGAATCGATGAGCATCGGCGAGCGCTTGACCATCAACTGCGCTGGCCGAAAGACTTCCCATGCCTGCTTTTCAGACGTCGCGCCGGAATAAACCTCGGCGCCGAATTCATCATCAAGCACGAACATCCCGATACCCACGCCGGCCGCGATTACCGATTTGCCGTTCTTTCTGGGCACCTCCCAGTAGCTCTCGCGGAACCGGCGCTTGCCGGTGCGCTTATTGACCCAGCCGAAGGTCGCCATCAGGCCGAACTTCTGCCAAGGCTCCAGAGTTACCAATTGCCCCTTGAACGCCCACTCGCCTTTCGTGTGTGGAAGCAGTTCAATGAGCTTGAGCTTCAGCTCAGCGGCTTCCGGATCGAACTTCCAGCGGAAATCCTTCTTTCGGCTCGCCGCAAGGTCGTCAAGGTGGCGCTTGCAAGCAAGTTGCACATACCGGCAAGCGACGCGCTTGCCGCGAACGACTTCTCGCGCGAACTTGAGCCCCTGCTCTACGCGCGGGAAATTCGTCGCCATGTCTTCCAATCATTTACCGAGCAGCTTCGCGAAAGGGTTGTCGAGTATTTTCGGCTTCGCGCCGACCAGGCGCTGCCGGCTAGCCGGGTCGAGCCCCAGCATTGCGCCGAAGCTCGCCATTTGCGCCGCGGCTTCCTTCACAACGGTCGCGGCCGGATTCTTCATCGGACTGCCTTGCGAGCTGTCGACGACAGGGCCGTTGCGGGTCAGTTCATCCTGGGCGGTCCGCCAGTTGCCGTAGGCCGAACAGAAGATTTCGACAATGTGCAGGTCGGTCACTTGCAAGATTTTTTGCCCGCAAAGCAGCGGTACAACGCGCTCCCACATGCCCCGCGCCTCATCGGCGATCCAGTCTGGCGGCTCGATGTTCGTAACCAAACCGAAATCCGGCTCATCCTTATTCAGCGCGCGTTTGCCGGGATTCCCGGCAGCGATTTTCCGGGCAGTCGGCTTCGCCTTTCGGCCCCGCCCTGGCACTGTCGCAATACCTCCCATCGGCCAACTCCTGAATTTTTAATTTCGCGGGCGTAAAAATTCGACGAGGCGGGCGGTCCCGGAGGCGGCATCTCCCAAACTTTTTTACCCCCCCTCCCCCCGTCGGCCCCGCCCCGGCATCACCCGATCCAAGGCGCCGCCGCCTCAGGTTTGCCATGCGTGCGTCACCGCAGTCGCTCCCGGGCCGTCTTCGCCGCGTGACAACCGTTGCAGATCGCCTGCAGATTCTCGTCGCGATCGGTGCCGCCCTTTGCCTTCGGAACAACGTGATCGACGGATGTCCCCGCTGTCACGCGTCCGGCTCGTAGGCACGGCTGACAAAGGCCACTGTCGCGGCGCAGAATGCGCAGCCTGATCCGTTCCCATGCATTTCCATATCCCCGCGCATGGCGATTACCGCGAACGGCATCAGGCTTCCACTTGACGGCCTCGTGCGCATGCTTGTCGCAGTGCGTCTTGCCGTCTGCGACGAGCGCACCGCATCCCCGGTGCTTACAGGGTTTCATCGGGCGTGTCGGCATAGACGTACCTTGCGGCAATTTTTTGCGCGTAAACGAACAAAGCCCGCGCGGCGAACCGGGCGGGCTTCATTTGGGCGCACCTCGCGCCCGACGTCGTCAATATAGCGAAACGCGGGCGGGTTTACAACCCCCAATTACTAAAAAAATTTACTCCTCGATCAGGAATCGATTCCGATTCTTGGCATCCTTGATCCAAGCCGGTGCGCGGCCACGGCCCGACCATGTCGCGCCAGTCTTCGGATCGCGATATTTCGCCTCCGCCGCGGCTTTCTGTTGCTTTGCTGACTTGCCACGACGCACTCCGAAGATATCCTTCTCGGTGATGCCGTACTCCGCGACCTTGGCACGAATGTCATCGATAATGGATTGCATCTCGGCCCGGCGCGCAGCCTCTGCTTTCTCGGCCAATGCCTCCGCTTGCGCTTTCAGTTCCTTGTAGGTTGCCATGCATTCCTCCAATTGTTGTGTCGTGCACATGATAGACGTTTTGACTTGAGCGAAGGGGCACGACGATATCCTGCATGTGTGGACTCCAATGGAAGCCCCGGTCACCAGCAGGAGACCGCACAACTTTCAGAGGTTCGACACTTGACCGCGAGTGAGCTCATCGACCGGACGGAGCTACTCGGCACACTGCCGACGATGTCGCAGAAGTTTCGCACGCCTGCATCGACAAAAATTACTTCTTGCTTTCGACAAATGTACTGCCGTTGTAGCGATACTCATGGGTTGCAGGACCAGCATCATCGATATTGGTCCATGCAATCTTGAAACCAGGGGAGCCGTCTAGCCATTCGATCGCAAGGTACGGTGAGCGATTGTTCACATCAGTATCGAGCGACACGCTATTCAAACAGCTTTGCACGGGCATCGCATACTTCGAGGCGGCGACATTTCCCTTCATTTGAAGGACGTAGAGGGTACCTTCCTCTCCCGAGCCGCAGAAGCCCATCGGATTGTTGCTGGACGACTGGTTCACAACAACCAATACGAATTCCTTCCCGTCGACGACCTTCGAGCTCGCCGATGGGAATCCAATACTCGAGGCGGAAGCTACGGCGCGACGAAGTGCCGGCGGCAATTGCACCGTCGCTGAGCGATGGTGTCCAACATCGACCTCGACCAAGTGCTTACCGTCTTGTTGCATCTCACGGCCATTTGACAGCCGGATCGAATTAGGTGCTGCGGTCTCTGCGAACGCGCATGCGGCAATCGAAAGTGCCACTGCACACAACCACCACTTAGTTTCAGAGAGTGCGATCGGCATTACAAATACCTGAATATGGCCGTCGGTGCTCTTTGCTTTGAACAGCCTTCATCTTTTGCATTCGTCCTTGTCGCGCTCATGCAACTCTGTGAATCGCACCGGGAATCGTGGAGGCCGTGAGATAATCCGCTTGGCTCTCCCGCAACCCGTGAGACGTCCGAGTAGCCGTCGCCAGCTTCGCTTTCATTCGGCGCCTTTAGGAAATGGATCAACCAAATCGGCCGTCCGTACCCACCCAAACGTAGTGCGCCCCTCACTCCTCGGCCCGACACCAACATACCGAATGTATGAAAAATCACCTTGCGTCTTTAGTGCAACCACCCCATCTCCATAGACAAGATAAGATTTTCTCGCAATAAATTTTCCATCACGATTATCATAAAAAATCGTTTTTCCCTTCGCAATCCGAATCCCGATCGCCGGCACTTGTTGTGTTACTCGATAGCTGACTGACCGATAGTCTTTAGGGCCAAAGGTGAAAGTTCCCGTCGCATTTTCGCACCCAGCTTGACCGGCTTCAGTTTGTATCACCCATTCATCGTCGCGCCGATATAAGTTCGCTTTGATGTCGAACGCTTTGTTTCGGTTCGCAAAATTCGGTGATTTTTCACCCAAGACAAAAGTCAGCAATGGCGTAGCGATATAGTCGTCGACGTTTTTGGCATCCAATTTACCCCGATCTTCCGTGAACAAGAAGCTACAAGAGAACTTCGCATTCCTTGAATCATAGAGGCCGGAGATTGAGCTGCCATCACGAAATCCGATCAGACCCGGCTGATCAAATATTATGGCATCACCAGCAAAACACAATGGCGCCGACAACGATGTCACGAATAATAGTGCAATTGATTTACTTGAATTGTTCATAGAATTTTTTGAGATTGTTAGCATAATCAGGGTTCTTCGTGCGCCAGCTTCCGCCATTATATGATGTTGCCACCTGCTCCCAATCGTGATTCTTCAATCCTTCAACACCAGCGCTCTTTTCTTTCTTCATGAACGCTATAAATATCTCCATTTGCCCGTCCGTTCCAGACATAAATTTATCGGCGAACTCGGCTGGCGTTGCACATCCACAGGATGAATAATACTCCCCAAGAATCTGAAATCCACCCCAAGAGCACGATTGTATGGCGACATCAAAATCTAGAGCTGCTGCGCGAACCAGCTTCTCATATTGGTTAAGGTTGCCTCCGCCGTATTGATCTCCGTGCGGGAAGCAAAGGTCAGGAAATTTTGGATAGGGGTTCTCGGGAGGCCCCTTTTTCTTGGGCGGATGCGTCTTCTTTTTTGGCGCACCGTTCGCCTTCTCGCCCTTCGAGTCCGCCGCCTTCTTTTCCGCCTCCCGTTCTTTTTCCTCCGCCTCCTTGTCGCGCTTCTTTACGGAGAGGTCGAAGAAGTGTCTTCGCTCATAAAGTATAGGCGGGAGTCCATTTTCCAAAAATGGATGTCCTTGAGATTCTTGTTGAACCAACGCTTTAATGGCGGCGACTTCGACATTAAGCTCGCTTGCCATACGCTGATACTGGGAATCAGAAAAGAACTCTGGCTTGGGGTAACTCAACCTCGAACCAAAAACACTGAATGCTACGGTACGCGGCTTGCCGGTATCCACCACTTTATAGTGATGCTCAATCGTAATCTTAGTCTTTTTCTTGTGAGACTTTGGATCAATAGTGACTTCTTTATTTTTCTTGGGAAAGTCCTTGCTCACCTTGCCTTGCTCAGTGACCTTTTGCGTCCATGCGATGTACTGACCGAATTCCTTAATCAATCGCTCGATCGTCATGACCTCCCCTTCTTTAACAACAGGAAGATCGAGATTCTGTTCAAATTCGTCTTTCGGCGTCAGTTTAGTGGTGGCATCTAGATGATATTCGGGACTGACAATGGTAAAAGCACTAATATCTTTTTTGGGTACAATCTGAGCTTTCCATACATATTCCCCTCGACGGTTTTTCACAAAAACATCGATCGGCTGGTTGCGAGCCGCATTTGTGATCGTCACTGCGAACCCATCCTTGTCGGTGGTCGCTTCCGTCTTGTTGTCGGAAATTGGCGGTGACGGTGTAGATGTCGGTTCGGCTTTGCCATCCGATGGTGTGTGCGCGGGTGCAGCTCCCGCCGCGTCGTTCGTCGCGGGAGCCGCATCGTGAACCGTCGCAGGGTCGACGCCGGTTTGCCATGGAGTCGCCGGCGGTGTGTTCTTGGCGGCTTTCAACTGCACGAAAAGACCTTCGATGGGCTTTTGCAGCACGTCGCGGAAAAGCACGGTCACTTTGACGGAGGCCGCCGGTTCAGGCTTGGCCTTCGGAGCAGGCGCGTCTGCTGGTTTTGCGTTCGACACTACTTCTCCTTATCGATTTCACTAAGGTCGAATGTTGAATCAGTTAAGATTCCTGTTGCCCGCCGTCCGAGTCTTCTATCTCGTCGTCGTCCAGTTCATCATGATCGTAAGCATCTTCAATCGCGTGCCAGTCGCCGCCACCGATCTCGCACTTCACTTTTGTTGACGTCGGCGTTCGGACGATCGCTGTTTCACCGTCGAGTAGGCCGCCCTGCTGTTGAAGCGTTCCGTCAGGTAGATAAATGCGATAAGTCTGCGCGTGTAGTGCTTCCCCGACACCGAGATTTGCGACAACCGATGATATGTCGAAACTCTGCGTATATTCGTGGGTAAGGTTCTGCGGCAAAGTACTCACCGGAAGCGGCGGCATGGAATAGCGCATGCTGGCCGGCCCACTGAACGAATGTTGCGCGCCCTTGAACTCGACGGTTCCCGGAGCGTGCCCGCGGATATTGCCGCCTTCAAGCGTGATCGAAGCACCACCTGCCGTGAGCACCAGCTTCCCGCCCGCAGCGATCTCGACATCGCCTTGCGCCAATAGTTTGAGAACTTCTTTGGCAATCACCTCGACATTCGCGTCATGGGACTGGATCTGCACGGGCCCCTTGGTAAATAACCTAATCGCCGTCTGCGAGAACATCCCGATTGCCTTGGCGGCATTTACGATGAATGCTCCGGCAGATCCGATGTGCGTGTTCAGGCCGCTGACCAAATTGATATGGCGATCGGCTGTCATGTGCAGCGAGTCTTGCGTAGACGTGCCGACGCCGAACGGACTGGCGAGCAGCAAAATCGCCTTCTTGAACGCATTCGCGCTGCCTGTCCCGCCACCAGCCGTGCGCCCGCCCCCGGCTTCCGGCGCCTCAGACTGCTGGGTGGCATCAGTGAACAGTTTGAGCGAATCGTGGCTGTCCTTGAGGCTGTCTGCGTGGTGCTGGACGCCGACATTCGACAGTGTCTCAACAATGCTCTCGGCGCCGATCAATTGGCGCTGTGCTTCATTGACGTCGAGCTGATCATCGTTGTGCGCCTTCGGATGCGTTCCGATGTATACACCGCGATTAGCCCGCACACCGAGATAATCATCGGTATGCAGCAATGCTCCTTTACCGAGGTATCGGCCCCGCGCATTGTTATTGCCTGCGTGGTCGATCAGGATCCCTTGATGATACAGGCTGTAGCTGTTTCCAACCTTACCCGTGTAGGTGGTCAGTCGCGTAGCACCCTGATTCGTGGAATCGTCGTGCACGAAAGCATTGTATGCGCCGCTCCTGCCGAAGCCACTCGACATGAGACCCGACAGCAGGACGTTGCTATGCCACTGGGGCGGCGTTGTCTCGGACGGCAGACGCCCCAGTACATATGGCCGATCGCAATCACCTTGAAAATAGTCGACTAGGACCCACTCATTCTTGCGTGGCACATGTACGCCACCGTATCCGTATCCAGTATCGGCTTGCATCACCAGCAGCGGAGGCGATGTTTGCGTGACGTCCGTTCCGCTACGCTGGTCCCACGGATAAACCACGAAGATGCGATTGCGCTCGTCTGCCCATGCTTCTTCGTTATCGGGACCCGTCACGAGTGCGTGCTCGGCATGCATCAGCGGCTTCTGGTGCTCGAACGGACTGCGATACTCTACGTTGGTGCGCTGCGATTCCACTTTCACTAGGTAGACACCGGCCTGGCCGTCGACAGGATTGGCCCTTGAGCCGAACTGACTACCGTGCTCCCGGCGCAAGTCCGTCAAAGTGCTCTGTAAACTCAGTGGATACGTCGCGGCGTGATTGGATAGCGGCACATTGTTTTCAATGAACCACTCAACCTCGACGACCATGAACTCTCGAAGGTTCGGATCGACCGTCATGTGCCGCGTATGATGTTCGAGGGTGAAGCGGGAACCAGCATCTAGCCACCGCACACCCCCGAGGCCAATATATCGGCGAGCTGCAGAAGTCCAAGCCTCAGTGCGGTTGGAGGCGCGTCGTTGCCCTTCGTTCGAGGTCGGATAGGCATACGAAAGGGCTTCGCGTACGATCATCGGCGCATACGGGATTTCGCGCTTCACTTGCTGACGTCGCTCTTCCGTCATATACGTGATTGCGCTGTCGCCAAGATCGCTGCGCACAGAGTAATTCTGTTGAGGATTCTTGTAATTGAAGGACGTCGTCGCATACGCGAGGCTTTGGGCCGTCTGCGTCACTGCCCATTGCGTAAAACCATCTATCTCTCCGCCGATTGCAGCATTGCAAAATTCGATCGGTTTCGCTTCGGGTAAGGCGGAAAGCCGGTCGACGACAACGAGTGTCGACACGCGCGGATCTTCTTCATATTGGACGGGCGCATGCTCGAAATAAAAGTACCATCCTTCGTCCTCGAGAATCCGATGGAAGAAGTTCAGATCCGATTCACTCTGGCGGGTGTACGACCGCACGCGTGGCTCATCCGCCAGAGCGAAGCGGACTCGCCCGGCAAGTTGCGGGTAAGCACTCAGTAATTCAGAGAGAATGTCCTGCGCGCTTTTGTTGAACCATTGGTCGTTCTTGCTCGCCTTGCCAAGAAAGAATAGCGCCGACTCGAATTCAACTTGGTAAACGGTCAGATTTCCGTCTTGCCCGAGCGTATGGAATTTATGTACGAAGCCATGAATCGGCCGATAAGTTGATTCTGCAAAAGGCGTTGAGGTCTGCTGGACAAACAGCGTGACTGGCTGGTGCTCGAGCTCCAGATTGTCGATATCATCACGCAGCGATACGACGTCGACCACCCACCGATAGCCTCGCCCGACTCTAGACCACCCCTTCGCTCGCACGGGGATGAGGGTCTGCGCCCCCAATTGGGAACGGAACATGAGCAGTCGTTCATGCTGCATCAAGCCCCGATGTATCGACTCGTAGAGCGTGGTTGCCTGCGATCCGGCGGGACCGACGGGTGGAAGAACCATTTTTTGTTCCTTGTCTCTCAGGTTCGACCGCCAAAGACGCAACGCCGGCGACGGTCAGCCAATGCGACGAACAGTCGCTCGTGCGATTCTATCCAAAAATGGATGAAACGGCCTCTGAGACTCGGTTTCTAACAATGGTTGATGCTTTATCTAGATACGAAACAAGGAATTGTTGCGCATTTTACGCATAGTTCGTAATTTATTAGAAAGCTTCGGGGATAAATGATATCGACGTCCGCCGGGCCCTCGAAGACTTGTCACAGCCTCGCCAAATTTTCGTTGTCTTAGCAATCCCTCAGTATGAGCATGACGTCCACAGGTGAAGAAGACGACAAAGTTCTACGTGTTGTGCGCGGGTCTTCAGGATCCACTTCCTGACTACCCGTGACCAAGAAGGGGCCGCGATGGCAATGCTGAGCACCCACGTTTTACCAGTGAATGCATCAAGACGCTTGTGCTGGTATCACGCAGCCGCGCTTGGCCACCGCGGCTGCGGCACGCGGTCGATCGCAAAGTCGCAGAGCATCTTTCCTTCTAGCCACTTCGGACGACGGAGGCGGCTCGGCTGGATTCTGAGGAAAGGCGCCCTAGGGAAACACTGATTAATAGGTGATGGCGCGAGGTGGTCGACGAATGGCCGAATACCGAAGCGAAGCGCCGCCCATTCGGAGAAGTTTGACTCGAGGATGCGCTTGATTTCTCGCATTTCTCATACGCTTGACGGACTTCTTCCATGAATCGAGCGCAGCCGGTTTCGCGCGATCACCAGATTCGCCAAGGCGAACAGGCTGAACAGTTGCGCGGTGTTCTTGAGCAACCCCTTGTAGCGCACCTTGCGATGACGGAACAGATTCTTGACGACATGAAACGGATGCTCGACCCTCGCGCGAATTTGCGCCTTGGTTCGCTCGAGCGCGATCATCAAATCCTTCTGCGCACCGTCGGGCATCGCCTTGATTTTTGCTCGCTTGGCCGCCACGCGCCACTTCACCGACTTGCTCTTCATTTCATCTCGCTTGTCCACGCCGATGTAGCCCGCGTCGCCGAACGCTTCTTGCTCGTGACCGTGCAACAGTGCGTGTGCTTGCGAAACATCCGACACGTTGGCGGATGTGCCGACCACGCTGTGAACCAGCCCCGAATCGGCATCGACGCCGATGTGCGCCTTCATGCCGAAGTGCCACTCGTTGCCTTTCTTCGTTTGATGCATGTCCGGATCCCGACACTTCTCGGCGTTCTTGGTCGACGGCGGCGCTTCGATGATCGTTGCATCGACCAGCGTGCCTTCCTTCATCATCAGCCCGCGTTCGCACAGCGAGATGCCAATCTCGTCGAACAGCTTGCGCGTCAGGTCATGTTCGAGAAGCAGGCGCCGGAACTTCAGCAGCGTGGTCGCGTCCGGCACGTTCTCGGTGGCCAGATCAATCCCGGCAAACGCCCGCATCGCGATGCTGTCGTACAGCGCATCCTCAAGCCCTTCGTCCGAAAGGCTGTACCACTGCTGCAGGAAGTAGATTCGAAGCATCCGCTCCAGACCGATCGGCGGGCGCCCGCGCGCTCCTTTCGGGTAGTACGGCTCGATTGCCGTCAGCAACCGCGACCACGGCACCAGCTTCTCCATCTCGTCCAGGAAACGCTGACGCCGAGTCACGCGCTTCTTGCCCGCGCTTTCCGCTTCCGCAAAGCTCATTTGCCGTTTCATCGTCGTCGGTTCGTTCCGTGAGCTATCTTCTACAACGTCCTCGGCTGCGTCGGCGATGACCGCCGAGCCGGATAAATCAGTGTTTCCCTAGATCATGGATTTTCGTTGTTTACCACCAACGCTAAATCTACTTACCATGCTCCTCGACACGATATCTTTCGCTTTTCTCGGCAGCTGACAGCATTCCTCGCCGCCGAAGAGTCATGCAGATGGAGCGCTTAGCCTGCTGATACAGCACGTGCATGTCCGGCTTTCCATACGCCCTCGCATCATGCCAAACAGACGCCGCGCAAGCTCGGTTCATCGCAGCGACAGTCTTAGCTTTCATATGGCGCTGAATCGCCGCACGTTCTTGCCAAGGCAACGCATCGACGCACAGGTCTACCTGTTCGGCCCGTCGCTTGGCGGCCTTCAGATCCGCCTCTTCAGCGCGCTCATCAGCCGAAACCGCGCGATCCGATTCTGAGAAGCTACGGCATGTCGGATCGACTCGCCCGTAGCCCAGCCTCGGCGTGTACCCCGCCTGCCATGCGTACCACTCGTCCAGAAGCTCCTCGATCTGGTTGCTTTCGTCGATCGTCATGTTCATCCTGTTTTCGATTTGCTTGAGACGCCCGGTTATTCGTCGTTACATGACGACCGTGAAATTGATGCCGTAGTGCGTGAGCCAATCTCCGATCGCATGGCGCATCGTCCGGTTGCGGGGCCACGGAAACGCTATCTGCGTGCCATGTTCGGTCTCTGTGATCTCACCGCTGAACGGACATTCGTCGAACGCGATGAGATCCGCTTGGGTTACTCCGTCACGATGGCGAATCGCGGACGTCAACAACCGCTCGGGAACGTCGCTGTACAAAATGCATGCGGCGGCGCTCATGCATCGTCCCTCAGGTCGATTTCGAGCGCGCCGCTAGCGAGGAACTGACCCAACACGCGCGACTTCCGGTTGCGGTAAACGTAAGCCTTCGTTCGAAGCACCCCCGGCTCGATCCAGCGCGGATCACTCTTTGCGATACGCGCCCGGTGCATTTCCGGAATGAACGCGTCGACCTCGACGGTCGTGATCAACTGGCGCTTGACGGTCGCAATACGGGCGATGCGGAATACCGTCGCATCGATCTCGCGCGTGTGTTCGGAAAACACAATCCCGCCACGCCCGCGACGTCTCGGAACGCTATACGTCCCGTCGGGAATCTCAACCCACATCCTCACCGGCAATTCGCCTCTCCCATCTTTCTGGCCCGAACCGGCGCCCATTCCTCAAATGCCCGATCCCACACGTCGGACTTGATCTGTTTCGGCGTGCCGACGCGGTTCTGGTCGATCCACGCGTGACACGCGCCGCAGCCGGGAACCGTGAATTCGTTTTTCGCCTTCATTGCCCCAGCCTTCCCGTGGCGCGATTGGTTCGAGTGACACGGCACCACCGTTTCGTCGATCGGATTCCGCCGGCAGAGATCCGGCACACGCAGATAGCACGGCTCGCCGCGGCAGGCCGCCAGATACTTCGCACCCTCTGCGACTGTCGGCCGCTTCGCTCGACGCTTCATCGCGGTCTTTCGGGGCGCTTGTTCCGGCAGTGGTGAGCTTTTCCGGGACCACGACCCTCGCGACATCGGTTTCGTGCGCGGCTTGAATCCGGATCGCTTCATGCTGCAGCTCGTCCGGCGTCAACCATCGCTCGAATAGCCTTCCCAGCCCATGCAGCTGATTCGGCCAGTCGCTTGTCCCTTTCGATCTGAGCTGCGATCCGCTCTTGAATCTGCTGCGAACGCTTCGCAATGCCGCCCTCGTTGAACCCCTGGAAGGGCTTGCCGGTGTATTTGAGCGGCAAAGCCGTGTGAAACACGCCGTGCGGGACGCCCTCAACTTCAATTCGGGGGAGATAGCCATCCGAAATCAGCTTACGGACAGTCCCGCGCATACCGCCCCCTTGGCTGATACCGAGTACCCGCGCGATTTCAGCAGCATGGATTCCCGGATTCGCACGCACACACTCGATGATTTTTTTCGATACCGGCCCAACCTTCCCATCAGCCATCAGAATTCCTCCGTTTGCCAGCCGTCGCCGGTCTTCGCGCGACCAGCTGTCACTGCAATGAACCGCACTGGGTACTGGTCCGCCGCAATCTTCACCTTCACGCGCGCGTCGTCTTGCCAGTGGCCTTTGACTTCGTGCGCCTCGAGTTGGCCACTCGCCAGCATCACCGCGAAATCCGGCGTGTAGAAGGTGTTGTCCGCGAGACGGAACTTGATCCCCTCGAATCGATACCAGGCGAGTTCGCCGGCCTGCTTGCGCGCTTCAAGGTGATCGGCGTAACGCTGTTCCGTCTTGTTCATCTGGCCGCTCTTGAGCCGGCCCAGCGCCTGCATCCGTGTCTTCGCATCGGGCTGGCGATATGCCGGTGTCAGGACCGGTGCCGCATCGATTCCGTCACTGATTTCATCGAAACCGGCGTCGACGTGCGGCCGATTGCCAGTCGCATTGAAAACGGCCATTTGTGCCGTAGTCATCTTGGCCCGCGAGTCGTCACGAACGCGCGCCGTGCCGACCTTCCTCGTACCGGCGTCGAGGCGCATCGGCCATGTGCTTCGTTTCGTCATGCCTCCACCTGTTGCGCGCCCTGATCTCGCGGAATGTCGTTGAAGTAGGCGTACAGGGCCTCGTAGCGCTCTTCGCTTTCGCGGCTCACCGTACGCAACATGTCCTCCATCCATTCGCCCGGGCCGGCCGCCTTGAAGACTTTCGCCTTGAACCGGTAGAACACTTGTCCGGCCTTTTCTTCGATGCCCAGCTGCTTGCCGCGCTCGCGAATGCCCGGCGCTGATTTCCACCAGTCCGGCGCGACAGTGGTTCCGGCACCCGACGACGTAGCGGCCACGTCGCCTTTCAGCGGAAAGAGGCCTGTCCAGCCCCGCAGCACGGCTTCTTCGATGCAGGTCCTCGGGTCTTGCCCCAGCGATCGCAACTTCGTCAGCTTGCGGATCGAGACGACCGCCGCCGGGCGCGTCCATGGCGCGTCCTTGTGCTTCGCCTCGCGGTGTTCGCACCACATGTCCCAGTCCTCGAACGCCAGCCAGTCCGGCAGTTCGATCGACTGCAGCTCGCCGTGAGCCGCAACTTTCGGCGCACGCCGTGCGCCTTGGTGGTTCTCTGACGGTTCCTGTGGTGGTTCATGGTGAATCGGGTGCAACCCATTGCACCCTTTTGCGAAACCCATTGCACCCTTTCCGTCGTTCGTTGCACCCTTTTTGCTGCGCGTTGCACCCTTTCCTATGGGTGCATCCGTTGCACCCTTTGAACCAGCGGAAATGGGTGCAATCTCTGCACCGTTTATCCAGTCGGGATTGATGCGGTACTCGCACGCGCGACCACGACCGCCGGCGGCGTTGGCCACAAGGATCAGCCAACCGCGCTCGACCATGCTCTTCATCTGATACTGAACTGCGCGCACCGAACGGCGCGTCTTCTCGGCCAGCGTTTCGATGCTCGGGAAAATGTGTTCCCCGTTGTCGTCGCAGAAGTCGGCCAGCTTCAAGGCGAGCAACAGTTCGTGGTCCTCGCCCGGATACCGGTCCCACACCATTGTTTGGACCTTGATGCTCATGCCGCCCCGTCGATCGACATTTGCCGAGGATCCGCAGGCTCGGTAGCCGGCGCCGCAGCGTCGATCCCGAGAACCCACCGCAGCACGTCGGCACGCTCACCTGTCGCCTTCTCGAGCTCGGCGGCGATCTGCTTGCGGGTACGCATGCGCGGGGCCGCGTCGCCGGTCAGCACAGCCTTCTGTGCCCGCGACTTCGCATGCCCTTCCTTGCCGTCAGCCGCTGCGATAACGGCCTGCACCTTCTGACGCTGCTGATCCGGCGTCAGCTTTGCGAGCTTCAGCGCGTTCGAGACGGTGATCTGATCAGCCTCGAGCGCATCACGGACGGCAGCCGTGCAATCGAGCAACTTCAACTGCTGGCGGACCGTCGGCACCTCGACGCCGAACATGGTTGCGACGGTTTCTTCCGTGTGGCCGACGTCGAGCATCCGCGCCATCTTCTCGGCGCGGTTGATCGGCGAATCCTCTTTACGGATCTCGTTCGTGCTAACCATCACGGCAGAGAACGACTTCCCGCCGTCGTTGATAACCTTCTGCGGGATGGCCGGGATTGTGATCGGCGGCTCGCCGGCGGCGATCAACTGCCGGTTGAGCTCGCGAGCATTGATCACCCGCGTGCGGCCGTCGATGACCAGGTTCTTGCCGGTCTCCGGATCCTTGTAGAACAGCACCGGCTTACGCACCCCGATCGCGCGGTAGTTCAACACCGTCTTCGGGTTCGGCTCTTGATGAACGCGCCGGTCGTACAGTGGATGAGACGGGTCGACAACGAGCTCGAGGTCGTTCGGATCCATCGCGAGCGCAGTTACCTTGCTCTGCGCGCCATATGCTTCAACGGAGCTTTTTGCCACGTTTCCTCCAGAAGAGAAAGTCAGGCCGCCAGCGCATCGGGCGGCGGATTGCGATCCGCAAAATCGGGATCGCCGGGTGATCGGATTGAGCCGTCGGCGCGGAGCCAGCAGTACAGCGAACCGCGCCGATGCCAAAACCAGTAACCGGCGCACGTGCACGCCATCAGGCGCGTGTTGCGCTTCTGCATCCAGGAGTCGATTCGGAAATCGCGCCGGCCGCAGACTTCGCATTGCGGCTGCCGCACGTACTCGTCCGGGCGCTTCTTCAGCACCCGACGGGTCTCGCAGTGCCGGCAGCGGCAATGGAAGCGGGCCAACTCAGTGGCCGCACGGCACGGAGCCGTCGAGGGATTCGGACGCCCCGCACGACAGACACTTGCGCGGGTATGTCGGGTGCTGGCTAGGGTCGCGAACGATACGTCGCACTTCGTTTGATATGGCCGCCTTACGCGATTTCGTCTGGGTCGATTCGTTGACCTGCATGGTTTCCATAATTTTGGATTTTTCAGGATTCCTAAACCTAAACAAAAGCACACTCATTCGAAAATGCTTTTGCCTAGGTCCGTCGCTTACATCACCACCGACCGCCACACTCCCCGAACCCTTCCCGCGCGCAGTGACAGTTCACACCCACCTTGCTCATCGTCGAAAGTCCGTCCAGGTACTCGCGCGAAACAACGCGCAGCTCAAGCGCGTTCAGCCCTGCGTCAATCTTGTTGATAGGCACGCCGAGATTCCCCGATAGGAATCGGCTCACCTGCGAATCGTCCCAGCCGAGCGCATCGGCGACCGGCCCGCGGCTGCGCGGATCGCTCAGCGCTTCCCGGAACGCCCTCTCGATGCTGGGTCTCCGGATGACCTCAATCGTGTTCATAGCAACTCAACTCCGTTCAAATCTGATTGAATGACCTTGAAGGTCGAATTTTCTAAACTTCCAGCATCGAATATCGATGCAGATCGGACTACGGCGAGGTTTCCGGCCCTATCTGTAGAATTGGCAGCTCTCACACAACCATTCCGATACGGGGAACCCTCATGAACTTCAAACTGATGTCCATTTACCATCCGTTCCGGGCAGCGCCCAATCGTCTTCGCGTCGACCTCGCGATGACTCTCGGCATTGCAGACGAAGATATGGACGAAGGAACCATTACCGTTTGGATCGAACCGCGCGACCTGAAGAAAGCCACCTTGGATGAAATCGAGGAACTGGCGATTGCACGAGCTCGCCAGATCACCGTCTCCTAAAGCGCCACTCGATCCCGCCCTGACGACTAGGTGTCAGACGGGCGGCGTTCAGAGCTGGCCGGATCAGCCAGAGAACTAAACGTGCGTACAGGCGCTTCATGCGATCTCCTTTTGTTCGACAAGCTCTGGCCAGATCACGTGCCAGTCATCAGGGCGGAGGTCGCGGCGGGTCACCTCGCCGCGCGTAGCGCGCTCAACGGCTGCACACAAAGCGGGACCAAGACGATGCTTGGCGCTCAGTGCCTTTCGTAGGTAGCCCAGCGAAGTCTGACACTCGAAGCAAAACTGAGCCCGTTGCGCCATATTCAGTCCATTGAGGTATGCACGAAGTTTGTTCATGAACGAATTTTACCTATAGGTAATTTTTCGTCAATACCCGCAGGGAATTTACCCAATGGTAACGATGGGGTTCAATTGAGAAATGGACAAGTACGAACACCGCCGCATGCGGCTTCTCACGGCTCGCGATCGTTATTGCAGTGGGTCGACCGCCACGCTGGCCAATAGGATCGGGCGTAGCGCATCCTATGTAGCGCGCATGCTGTACCCTGAAGGGAAGGCAGGGAAAAAGCGTATTGCGGAGGACATGGTCGACGTAATTGAGGCTGCGTTTCCCCTCGCTCGAGGATGGATGGACTCGACCGTGTCATTCACCCAGCTTGAATCCCCTGACAGGACTGCGGGCGAGGTCTGGCATCGAACGTTAACCGACAGCGCAGCGACGGAGCGGATGAGCAAAGTTTCCATGCCAGCCGAATCACTAATCGCAGCCGTCCTTGAAGCCGACAAGCGCGGCTTGTCTGCCGAGGCCTTCAACGCACTGAAGGAGATGCTTCGATTGCTTGGGAAAGGTGCTCATCCCCAAGACACCGAACCGTTCGACGTTGAAGATCCATCCCATTGATCGGCGTGAGGTTCCAGTCGTACATGAGTGCTCGGTGGCGGCGACTGACTCTCCCGGTCATCATCCCGCGCGCCACGATTCCAGGCCCCTGGAGCTCAGTCAACCAGTCGTGAGAGCCGTCGAGACAACGCTCTAGCACACGCACCAACAGCCCAATCCGCTCCACCACTCCGCACTTCGTGACGATCGCAAGATCCCCTGGCTTGCATCGCAGTCCGCCTTTCCTTGCCTCTCTTTCCACTAAGCCCCCGTCGCAATCCGATCGAAATACTGTACGCATGTACAGTAGTTTAGCCGCATAAATGGGATCCTTTCAACATCATTCGGCGGGGTATTTATCGAGCTAGAGAGCACGCCCCCGCTGGAGACAACGATTCAAACACACCGGTATAATCCCCCATCGTGTAGGAGGCGCGCACGGGCGGGGAAAGCGATTCCGGCGAGCCGCGAGCCCAGAATCGCGGATCAGAGACCGAAAATGAAATTAAGAGCAGGAACGTTGGTTCCAAACACCGAAACGCCGGTCGGGGATGGCGTCAATGCGGCGGTGAGAGCTGTGATCAGAGTTGACGGGATTTCACATCTTGCGATCGTGAAGCGCATCCCCTTGCAAGCCGTTCTCGCGGAATGTTTCTGTGGACTACTGTTCCGTGTCTGGGGGCTCCCCACACCGGAGCCAATTTTGATCCAAGACAATGGCGACGTGCTGTTTGCAAGTATGGACGCCGGATATCCCAACCTGAAAAAGCGCTTGGGGTGGAACGATCAAATCCCAGAGGGTCAACAGCAGGCACTTCTGAAGTTCTGTGCGGACATTGTCTGTAGCTGGACGGATTCAGCACAAGCCATGGCCGCAGACGAAGCCATCGCAAACGGTGACCGAAATTTAGGCAATTTCCTTTGGGACGGGACTGAGCACGCCTACATCGACCACGAGCGAACTCTTGGTCTTTACCCTCAACGTGCCAATATCATTGCCGAGTTAGCAAAGTTCGCTGGCAAGGCAGACGAGATAGAACGCGCAGGCGTTGCAGCCGCCCTCATGCTCGACGCCTCTGCACCCACTAGGATCACTCCGCCTGAGAGCGTTGATTTCTCTACCTTCGTGACCTACGTTGCGCAACAATTGCAAGGGTTAGCTGGTCGCGTGCTCGCGCGTTTTCCGAAACCTACAGACCTCCTATCAGGAATCGACGGATCATGAGCATTGAAGCACTCTTGCCGAACGTTTACTGGCGCCCCGTATTCTGGGAACCAGTAACCGGCACGGGCGAACGGCTGATGGTGGGCGCCGTGGTCGAATGGGAGGGGCGCACCAGTTGGCATCGATTTATCCGCAATGATGTGTTGGACTGCCTCTATGGGAAAGCAGCAACAGGGGCAAAGACGCTCATAGAAACGGGGCTGCAAGCACTTTGCGCAGTCAGCTCACAAGGGGCACTCAAGCAAGACTCCATACCCACACTGTGCGGGCTTGAGGCGGGCCCATTGAGACACACTCACGCGAAGAACCTAGCTGATGCATTACGTACAGCAGCGCTTCTCTACTCCAGTCTCACGAATCTCGACAAACTGGACAACCTTGAAGAAGTAGACGCGCCGAGCCAAGAGGAAGGAAATCGTCGATTCACCACCGACGTTAGGGAAAGGGTCATCGCGAGCAGACCCGAGTTGGCTCAGTATTTCGGGCGGTCCGCAATGTTGATCGAGGGAGGGGAACAAACACGGTTTGGCTATGTAAGCCCCCGCTCGATCCTTCATTTCGGTGTGCTTTCGCCAGTGCGACAGGCGTCAGGGCTGCGAGATGCAAGAGCTAGGCTATGGGAGCTACATCGCGCGCAGCAGTACTCAAAAATCCCATTGTCTGGATTAATCTTTGGTGTTCCGAGTGATGACGACCCCACACTTTCCAATAGACAGATCGACGCGTTGCGCAGGAATCTCAAGGAACTCGAACAAGAGGCCGACACATATCAAATGCGCTTTTTTTCTGTGACAACATCTCAAGCAGGCGCAGATACTGTGCTTGAGTATGCATAGGTACGCCCACGAGCAAAGCTCGCTTTAATAGCAGCAGTACACCGCCGCAATTAAAGGTCAAACGTATTCAACCGAGACATCGTCATATGACCTGGCATCGTATTCAAGGTATGGCAAGAAACGAGCGCAGTCGTTGCCGATCTTTATAATGAGTTTTCTACCATTGAGGCGCATCCGCAAATCACGAATCAACTGAGACCCCGCCGATTTGTTTGCGTATGTATTCGTCGAATAAAGGCGCAGAGTAAAAGATTCACATTCTTCTGAAATGTGAAGATTGCGGACGAAGCGACTCGCATCGTCGCGATTTAGCAAGTATTCTACCGGGCCTGCAGCACTACACGGTAGCACCTCGCTAGATAACGTTGGCACAATTTCGAGAGTCGTCGCATTGTAGACGACATCGGCGTCTTTCGCTACATAACGACCAATCAACTGATTGTTCGATGCTGAGATTGCGCCACGCAAAGCTTTGAGACCACCGCCATCCCCTTCTGGCAAAGGTGCCGCAAAGCTATCAAACGACACGCCGTCGTCCGTAATTGTCAGAAAACGACCGGAAAGCGCCACCCGCACGCGCTGCGCCCCGCCTTTTCCTACAGCGAACAAGTTATCTACTATCTCCGAAACTATCGTCATAGCCGCGGGTTGATGAATACCGGTTATAGCCTTGAAATTTTCATGCCCGAAAAATAAAGCAAGGCGTCTTGAAAAATCTCTTGATGTAAGAGCGATATTTAGGTCGCCATCGAAGGTTTCATTTAATGAATTTTCTGGCGCAAACGCTTCAGGATAATAGCAACTCGCAATTTGAGAATGCTTCTCAAGCAAATCCTCGATATCATCCCAAAATAGAACCGCGACAGGGTGCCGCGCCTGCCAACTCTCGGAGATCACGCGCGCACGATCTTGCACCTGCCGATCGCGCTCGCAGGTCGTAACAACGAAGAGTTCTTCAAGGCCGCCGGCAAAAAGACAGGATTGCGTATAAGCGCTCAGCAACTCCTTTTCAGACAATTCACTTCCGAGGATTTCAGTTTTTAGTTTGCACTGAACCCCCGTCCAGCGACTGGCCCCAGGCTTGTGTAACGCGATGTCGACCCCGAATTGCGCTTGTCCGCGGCGTCCATACAGATAGCTCTGAGTCGCCCCGTGCTCTCGTCTGAGAAGGTGGTGGCTCATTTCCTCAAGATCTTGCCAATGTTTAGGTGGTTGCCATTGCTTTTTCATTTCTACCCTACTCGCAATCAATCTCTTGTATCGGGTGCGACATACAGAGTCGCGCAGGCTTCCGCCCCAATCCCGGTTCGCCCGAAGCCGCGGCCGCCACCTATAGCACGTTGCAGCCCATATTTAGAAGTGTCCGGATTATGCCAGATCACGAGTACCTCGATGGCGCTCTCTCGTCCAATCTTCGGACTGAACGAACCTCCCCGGCCACCGTATTCTCACAAAATTTACCCATGGGTATTGTCAATCGAGTTACCCGCGGGTAATATTGCCTTTAACGCCGCAGCTACCGCTGCGCTACCGCTCTTAGCGGTTGATCTTTAAGAGTGCTATTGCGCCGGGACCCGTAAGGGAGCAACCGGCCGGCTCAACGGTGTAGCCGAGAAACGGGGTAGCGCCCGACACCGCTCAACAGCTTTCAGTGAGGGCGCCTCAAGCCGGCGCGGCGGCTCTAAACTGCCCGTATCCATCGACACCCCGTAGTGGTATCGAGGCGCCCTCCCTGAACGTGGTTGAAATACCGGAGCTTTGAATGGCGCGTTCGGCCCGCGGATTGTCCGCGTCCTATGACCGGGTGCGCGCCCTTGAGTGCTTCGACAGCGTTGATCGGACGACATTGAACACAAGTGTCGCTCGTTGAGCGCTGTCATACATTCGGATCCCTAACCATATCGGAGAGAAGTATGACCGCTGCCACCAAGGAACAGATCTACGACGAGCAGATTTCGCCGCTCATGACGCAGATCATCGCGATCTGCAAGGAGCACAAGATCCCGATAGTTGCGTCGTTCTTCACTCCCAGCGACGACGACCCCGAGCTCGCAGTCACGACCGCCCTGCTGGGCAACGGCTTCGAAGCCCCGAAGAACTTCAGCAACGCGTTGCGCGAATTGCGTCCTGAGCTTTTCGGTGGAGCACCGTTGATACTTCGCACCGAACACGGCGACGGTAGCACGACGCTGAGTGCGGTCATCTAATGACGACCGCGCCATGCCAGCCAAATCAAGAACGTGAGGTAATGATGAGTCGAAATTGGATTCCGCTCTGTGTGATCGCCGGCTTCTACCTGCTTGCCGGCGCAGTCGCGCCCCCGATCGAAGCGCTGATGGGAGTGTGGTCGTGAAAGCGCTTCTGATCCTGTGGCTCAAGAGCCTTGGCGTGCTCATCGTCGCCGTGCTAGTCCTCGCCACTACCCAGCAATGGGATGAGTCTGCGGGCTGCGCGGGTAGCTATTGCATCTAGCCTGTCGTGTCGGCTATCTATATCGGTGTAGATCGATTCGCTTCTATCGACGCGCACGCGGGTGCTCGATCGCTTCCATTGAGGTGGCTTCATCGTAAAAGCGATTCCTAATCCGAATATATGCCTCGTAAGCTGCATTGACGTATCCGATCAAGTCGTGCGAAGAGACCCCATCACCGGGAGGATTGCCATTGTAATCAGCACGCATTTTCTCTGCCTTCGTAAATATATGCTGCATAGAAAGCATTGAATTCTGCAAATCGATAATGCTTCTCATTGCATCGGCATCGTCCAGTTCGAACAACTGAAGCCTGCTAATGGCTTCAATTTGCGCTGAAAAGACGCTAGGTCGGTAGTGGAACCAGTGCCGCCAGACAAGATAGGTGTCACCTATAGCATTGTTCGCGGCTTTAACTTCGCCATACGCAGCGTCAGCAATAGCACGAGCAGCAAGCTGCTTCCCCTTCAGTATTTCGTCTCGTACGCGCTTGGCCTGTATCTCCGCCGCTGCCGCCTGCCACCTGCCGATGTAATACGCACCGATGATTGCGCCGATAGAACCGACAGCCTGTATCCAGGCAGCGGCACCTTCGCTGTGTTCTTTAAAGGCGTAAACAAGGAACGCAGTCACAATACCAAGCGCACACATCGCGAAACCAACCTCTACCCACTGCCACACTTTCTTCATCGCGCACCCCGTTGATTTTCGTGCGAATCGTAGCACGACCACCCTTCCCCAAAGCCGCGCAAATTCCGTTGCCTCGGATGCGCGGCGTTTTCTTGTGGGTGGCTTGTATAGCGCCCGCTCTTTTTGTTTCCCCAGGCGGTAGCACTTGCGGGCGTCCTTCGCGGCGCCCGCTTCTTTTCTGATGTGAGGATGCAATGACTTCGCGTAACCCGTACCTGATCGAGGGACCGGCGCAGATCTGCTTCAGTGGCGGCCGCACGTCCGGCTACATGCTTCACCAGTTGCTCGAAGCGAACGGCGGCATACCGGATAACTGCATCGTCACATTCCAGAACACCGGAAAGGAGCGCGAAGAAACGCTCGAATTCATCAACGAGTGCTCGATCCGCTGGCATGTTCCGATCACCTGGATTGAATGGGACGGCTTCGAAGAGGGTTCGCGCTCACGATGCCACGTCCGGATCGCACGCTTCGAAACAGCCAGTCGTCAAGGCGAACCATTTTCGCGCCTCAACGAAGCGCTCGGCATCCTCCCGAATCCAGTGATGCGCACATGCACGGCGAACCTGAAGGTAAAGGCCGGCCGCGCGTTCATGCTATCGCTCGGCTATGACCAGTGGGACAACGTCATGGGAATTCGTGCCGATGAACCGCGCCGCGTTGCTCGCCTTCTCGCACCCGGCCGCGACAACGGTGGCGGCATCCCGAATTTGCCGCTCGCGCGCGCCAACGTGCGAAAGGCTGACGTGCTTGCGTTCTGGCGCGCCCAGCCGTTCGATCTCGCGCTCGATCCTGAAGGCGATTTCGGAAACTGCGACGGTTGTTTTCTGAAGGCACGGCACAAAATCGTCCGGGCGTTCGTCACACGACCGGATCTAGCCACCTGGTGGATCAACGAAGAATCACGCCCGTCGGCAGCCACGTTCCGAAACGATCGCCCTCGCTATTCCGAGCTGCTGCGTGAGGCCGAGTTCTACGCGAAGCAGATGCCGCTCGCATTTCCAGAGCATGAAGACGTCGACGCCCTCATCGACTGCATGTGCGGAGACTGAGACAGCAAATGACTATTCGATTTGGATCCGTTTGCAGCGGCATTGAAGCCGCGAGCTGCGCATGGCATCCCCTCGGGTGGGAAACAGCGTTCGTGAGCGAAATTGAACCGTTCCCTTCCGCAGTTCTCGCGCACCACTACCCGACTGTCCCGAACCTCGGCGACATGACGAAATTCAAGGAATGGCCCGATGCAGCTATCGATCTTCTCGTCGGAGGAACTCCCTGCCAAAGCTTCAGCGTCGCCGGACTGCGAAAGGGACTGGCTGATCCGCGTGGCAACCTCATGCTCACCTATCTTGCCATTGCTGAGCGCTACGCTCCCCGCTGGCTGGTCTGGGAAAACGTCCCCGGTGTCCTGTCATCAAACGGCGGACGGGATTTTGGCACCTTCCTCGGCGGCCTGGCAGAACTCGGGTATGGGTTCGCCTATCGGGTTCTTGACGCTCAGTTCTTCGGAGTGGCCCAGCGACGCCGTCGTGTGTTCGTTGTCGGACATCTTGGAGACTGGCGACGTGCTGCCGCAGTACTTTTTGAGCGCGAAAGCCTGCTCGGGCATCCTGCGCCGAGCCGCGAAACGAGGCAAAGAATTGCCCCAACCCTTAGCGCGCGCACTAAAGGCGGTGGTGAACTCGGGACTGACTTCGAATGTGATGGCGGACTGATCCCACAAGCATTCGGGGGAAACAACACGTCGGGCGCAATTAGTGTTGCCGCCGCACTCAACGCTAAATCGACGCAGCGCCAGGATTTCGAAACGGAAACGTTACTGGTTGCACATGCACTGCGCGGCGAGGGCTTCGACGCGAGTGAGGACGGGACCGGTCGAGGCACACCGATTGTTCCAGTGCAGCCATACACGCTTGCAATTCGCGGCCGGGATGACGGGCACGTGCTCGAATACCGGCAAGATGGTACGGCAAACGCAATCCTCACGCCGAATGGCGGTCGCGGAGGCATTGGCGTGGGCGCCATTGCGTTCGATTGCAAGGCATCCGGTCAAAACGGATTCGGCGTCGGTGAAATCGCATCGACGATGCGCAGCATGGGACATGCCGACTCACGTCAGAACGGCGGCGGTCATCAGGCAGTCATGCACGGGAGTGCCGTTCGCCGGCTGACACCCCGCGAATGCGAACGCCTCCAAGGCTTCCCCGACGACTACACCCGCATCGTAGTGCGTGGCAAGCCTGCGGCAGACGGCCCGCGCTACAAGGCACTCGGCAACAGCATGGCCAGGACCGTCATGCATTGGATTGGCACGCGCATTGAGCTCGTCGAATCACTGATCACCTGAGGACCACACCACCATGACGACCACACATAGCCGCGCTGATGCGCTGAAGGGAATCGCGCAGTTTCTGACTGATGCTGTAACGGCTGCTGGCCTGCTGTCGCACCGGCGTACCGATAAGAAGCTTGCAACGAGAATTCGTGACCAGGCAGACGAACTGCGAAAGCATTTCCACCTTCTCGCCGCATTCCCGGTCGAGCAGCCCGCAACTACGGCAACTGACGAGCTGCGCGAGAAAGACACTATCATCTTCAGAGGCGACGCGCTCACGCTGTCCGGTGCTCAGCTACTCGAAGCGCTCGACTTCATGGCCCCGGACCGCGATCGCGATCAGCTCGAAAGCGAATTGACGTTCCGGCGCGGCGAAGGGCATGCCGGCAACGGCTTGTATTGCTGGCTTACGGAGTACCCCGAGGAAGGTGCGCTCTTCGTCGATGGGTCGACCACCGTCCCGACCGAAGCCGCCCCCGCGCCGGCGGACGAGCGGGCGGAAGGTGTGGACGGGCTCGCGCACGAAGTCTGGTCGGCGGCGCAACTCGCGCCGAGCGAAGGGATCGAGGACGCAGTGCAGCGAATCGGCGCCATCCTCTCCCGCTCGCCCGCTACTTCCCCGTCTGCCGAAGCACAAGCGTGCCCCGCTGATGCCCCAGGTTCTCAAGCTGATTCCGACGGCGGCAGTACGGACAAATGAAGTAGATGCCGAACGAGTCGACATTCGGCTCACCCGATTCCAGCGGCACTTCCCGATGGCACTTGATGCATACCCAATTCATAGCGGCCCCGAGCGGTCGGAAGGACAGGAAATGAACAATAGGACAAGCCCGGCGGAAAGCAAGGTCGGCGAGACGGCGCTCGAGCGGGCGGCACTCCTCGACCGTGCAGAGGCAATCGTGGTTGACGCCATCAAGCGGATGCGTGCGGCGCACGTCCACTGTCAGGACCTATTGCACGACGCCGAAGCGTTCATGGAAGACAAGGTCCGCGCCGCATCTGCCACTGAGACGGAAGCGGAAGGGACATGCGCTCAGTGCCGCAAACCATCAACCAAAAACCAAATGCGTGCCTCAGGCACGGCGGCAACTGAGCGTGACAGCGAAGCACCGCACGCCGGGCATTGATAGTGCTCTTCGAACGGGCTTCCGTTTCGAGTAACCACCCCGACCAGTTCAAGGTGCTGCGGCTCGATGTCGGAAGATTCGCCGTGCATTGAGATACAGGCGCTGCATGGGAGATCGGTCATCACGCGTACCGGCTCAACCACTCTTCCGAAAAATTCTTTGCGTAAGCAACGGCCTCGGCCTCGGTACCGAATTCGCCAAGACTCCGGAACGCTGCCTCTCGGCTGAATCCCAACTTCGTCACTTCAACTTGGGCGGCAAACTTGCCGTCCGCCGTCACGCGCGGCTCGCAGTTCATCTCGTACCCACGCATCACAAATTTCTTTTGCATCGCATCAGTAATCTTTTTGAGACTGAGGGATCGTAGCATGCCCGCATCAACCACCATAAAGCCGCTCTACCTCGACTTGCCTGCAGTGGCAATCACGCTTTCGCTATCGGAAGCGACCGTCCAGAAACTGGTACGCGAGAGAAAATTTCCGAAGCCGCGCCTGCTTTCCGACCGCCGGGTGGCATGGCTGACGCGCGAGGTTGAAGCCTGGGCAGAGGCTTGCCCTGAATCGGATCTCGCGCCTCCTCCCAATACCGGCCATAGCAACCGGCGCCGCAAGGTCACTTGCGCAAGCCAGGACCTAGCCTCTCAGTCAGCATCAGATCACGTCTGAGGTGACAGCGCCGCCACCTCATCAAGGGCCGTCATCGACCCGGAGCGGCCCTTCGATCTTGCCGAAAGCGGTCGGTCGCGTGCTAGGCTGTTTCAACTTCACGGCAGAGCTGAGCTAAATGAACGTTGTCGAAATCAAATCCTGCGAATCTCAGACGACGCTCAGCTTATCCTTGTACAGCCGACACGAAGATGAGATCCGCTTTTGGGCAACAATCTCGGGCGCACCATTTACGGGCGAAATCCTTGCATCCACGTATTTTAGCGGTCCGCCCACTGCGCTCTTCGATGCTATGGCTGCATCCTGGACCGGTTGGAGCGGCCCCAAAACCTGGCAAGCAATGGATGGCGAATTGTCCTTGACAGCGACAACCACTTCGCTCGGGAACGTGACGTTGATCGTAGAAATGAGAGCTGCTTCGGGCGATTACACGGACACGGCTACGGCAACCCTAAAGCTTGAAGCCGGCAGCTTGGATCGCATCGCTGACGACGTTCGTTCCTTGTTTTCCGCGTGACTGGTATCGACTGTCCGTTCCTGGCCGACCAGCGACTGTGGCCGTTGACACCGTGGGGCGTCGCGCGACAAGGCGGCACTCAGGGGGGGTTCATGTCTACGCGCTGCTGAACCGCGGCATTCATCGCCTCAAAGTTCCGTTGAGTTTCCTCGATTACGTCTTTCGTCAACCGCCCAACGAGCAGTCCCGAAAAGGACTCCGTTTGCTCCAGACGGGTACCGCCAGTTACGGCCGTGAGGTGGATGCAATGTGTACCGTCGAAGACGCCGCGAATCCATACACTGCCACGCCAGCACAGGTCTTGCTCCGGATGAACGATCAGAACAGTCGGATTAAATATCATCGCATCCGGTCCAGTGCCTAGCACGATACGGATTGTCTCTCCCTCCCTGAACTCGCCGTCAACACGAGTAATGAAGGGATTCCAATCGGGGTACGCGGTGCTGTTCGATACGACCTTCCAGACATCGGCAGGCGTCCGATCAATGAATGTTTCAGCATGCGCGCTAATATCATCGTGCAGAAAAAACAGGGTTCCAATAATCCCGACGACAATGACAGCGATGCCTTTCAGTAGCAATCCCCGCAAGCCCATATTCGCCTCGTAATCGGTCGAAATTACACCGCTGCAGTTTTGAACGCACAGATTGTTGACGATATAGCCAGCGACGTCGAGTGTCCGAAGCTGGCCGAACTGAGTCAGACGATCTGACGCTGTCCGTTTGGTCTAACCTCGCCTTATGCACCAGATTACTTAGTCGGATATCGCAGCGCGAGGCCATCAAGGAACTGCGACAGGCGCGTGAGCCACTCTCGGCGCTCCCGATCATAGTGGTGCCGGTTATACACGCCGGCGACACCGGGTTGAATATGACCAAGTACCGCCTCCGCGACATCATGCGGGCACCCAAGTGCGGCAAGCATAGTTCGGGCGGTCCTCCGCAAATCGTGAGGCGACCAGTGGGTAACAGGTAGCTGCGGCCGTTTATGATTCGGCGCCTGCTTACAGTACGGCTGATGATAGTAAATGCCGTGCGAAATGACGGTCTGCTTCATCATCTCGCCGGTCGACGTCGGAAACAGAAAACCGTTCACGGCCAAGTCCTTGCGTCGACGGACAACGGCCTCGGCTCGACCAACGAGCGGCACCCGCAAATCCCCTGCTTTCGCGCGCCACGAGTTCTTGGTTTTCTCCTTCGGTACGGTCCACCACAGGCCGTCCGCCTCGTCGGCGATTTCGTGCGACTCCATCGAAATGATCTCGCCGCCACGGGCGCCCGTCCACAGATACAACGTGATCGCGTCGGAAACCGTTAGGCTCATATTCGGCAGCCAGCGAAGCAGCGTGCCGATCTCATCCTCGCTCAATACCCGCTTTTTCGTGCCCATGACGACGCCGTCGATCGTGCGCCCCTTGCTGCGAAGCTTGCCGCGCAGGATCATTCGCCACCAGTTCGGCGTGCCGTCAGGCAGCCTCCCAGCGTCCATCGCATAGTCCCATGCTCCGCCTAACTCCATGCGGAGGCGCGCAGCGAGTGCCGGCGTGGCACGATAGGAATTCAAGAATTCGAACGCCTGCGCACGAGTTATCGATGCAGCCGGAACGCTCTCGATCGGGCCGAGCATGGCCTTGAACATGCGCCTAACCTCGATCACGCCCTTATCCTTGCGGTGCGGCTCCAGATAGCCGCCCATATAGTCGAAACACACCTGCTTGACGGTGTATGCGTCGAGGGCGCGCGAACTGGCAACCGCAGCGCGCTTCTCGCGCTTTGCAGCAGCAGGATCGGCGCCGGCATCGCGCTCCGCTCGGTTTTGCTCCCATGCGGAAATCGCCGCGGGAAATCCCATGGCCGGCCACTCACCGAGCTTCACCTGCCGCATCCGGTCGTCAATGGGGGATTTGTATCGGTAGATCCAGGAGCGACGGCTCTCGCTGGCCTGAAAGCGGAGTCCCGGGAATCCGTCAAAGGTCATGTGCTGGCCCGCAGGCAGCTTGCTCGCGGTTCGTGCGTCGAATCTCAT